GGGGTACTGTGACTCACTGCCTGAATATCTACAATCCTCTTGCCTGACCCAGCTCTGGGACGCCGCGACGCTGTATGTCAGAATGCCTGGTATCCGTGCAGGACTTGTTTGGCTTAAAAAGACTAGTCTAGAACTACTTTGTCCACTGGACTCATCACCGCGCCGACCCGAGCGACGTCAGGCCTGATGGATTTTCTACTGTTCACTTGCACCACAGCACTGTATAATTATATGTGTATCACGAACGTGTGAAACCTACACAGACTCAGAAGCCTTCTGGTTCTTTCCTTCCAATCAAAATTTCAAAAAAAAAGTATATATATAAGGATATAAATAATAATTAGTTTTGGCCCAATTTCAAATTTTATTGATATTCTGTAGTTCTTACCATTTTTGAACAGTCTAGTAGGTACCAGCACCGGAGCGCAGTGACACTGTGTAGCATTCTAGCATAGGCACAGCCCAACATCCTTACATTTTCTCAACTTTTTAATTATCTTAACAATCTTAACAATCTCAACTTTTTGACACCCCCATATTTTATTTCACCGACACAAAAACAAATTTTATTTTTTATTTTTATATAGCTGGTCGAATAGTGGGAGTACGTCAAAAGGTTAAGATTGTTGAGACTGTTGAGATAATAATATGTGTTAGAAAATAAGGCCATATTTATTATCCAAACAGCGTATAATATAAATAGGAGGTGATTAGCGTGAAACACTCAAACATACTGATAGGCAAGTGCATGTTTTGTGGTAAACTGAACTGTGAAGCGCACAGCAAATATACAGACAGATGTGTAGATTGCGGAAAGAGATATGCAAAGTATAGCAACTACAAATCCTTACAGAAGACTGACTTTAAGTTCAAGCGCCAAGTCAAGCTTGAACAGCTTATTGACGAGTACAAGAAACTCAGAGAGAAAGGCTACAAAGTGCCAAGAGATTTGCAATAACAAAGGACCCGGAGTAATATCCGGGTCCTTACTTTATCCTTGCTCACGCCGACGCGACGCATAGTCTTTATGTTCGTTTGTAGATTTAGCCTTGCACCAACATGTGTAACTACATTGTAGCTTTACATGCCCGACCTTTGTCTTGTACATGCGGCATGCTCCAGGGATGAACTTCTTACCACACACTGAGCATATCTTCGGTGTTCTGTTCAAATCAATTACCTCTGTTATTGAATGCTCTACCTACCGTCATGAGGTCGGAGAGTAGCTTGTCTTCTAGTGTGATGTTCTGAGGTCTCCAACCTTCATGAAGCATCGCGTCGCGGCCAAGACTACAAACAAATCTACCAGGCTCATCACTGATGTCACGCAGTGCCCCAGCGGCGAGGTCAAGCCTAGTGTCCAGGCAGTTGTACTTATAGACGCGGCGGCTATGTATCTTACCACAATACTCACAGTACCAACCACCTTTGAGCTTTATCCACGTGGTGGCGACGCATTCACCAAGTGCGCTACAGATGTTACTTATTGGCTGAGCAATATAATATCTCAGCCAGCTTACTTTCTCAGGTCCCTTCATTCTGTTACTCCTTTCTAACTATCGCAAGTCATCCATGATAGCCTCGAACTGCTCCTGTTCGTCACTATCGAGTTTATGCTTGATGCTGTCATACCAGTCTTGTAGGTCATCAACTGGCGAGTGGTCGTCGGGTGCTGGCATTACGAAGCTTGAGCTTCCTCTGACTAACGAGCTGTAATTCTCGCTAACTACAACACCTTTGTAGCCTGCAGGCACTTTGTCGAGCTCTTCCTGGCTGGTTACTGGGATTGCCTCTGGACCATACACGCTCTTAAACTTCCCAGCGGCGAGGTCACGCCAGCTTGATGTGTAACTTACACTATCAAGGAAAGCAACGTCAGCCTTACCATCCACAATCATCTCAAGTACCTTGTCTGTGTCCTTGCAAGTACTCCACATCTTTGATGCCATCCAACGAAGGTCAAAGTCACTAACCATCTTACGGTCACGGTCCAGACGGATGTTTTCAGGTTTGAAGTCGTAACCATACGTATATGGCTCATAGTCGCAAACAAACAGACCGTTGACAAATACTTTGCCAGGTAAGTCAATGACGTTACCATACTCGGTTTCTTCGAGCACTTTGTAGTCAGTACGAAGATGCAGATTTGAAGGTACGATTTCTTCATAGTACTCTTCAGGTGTGATACCCTCAATCACAATCTCAAGGTCTGCAGATTGTACGCGCTCCCAGACAGGTTTCTTCTCGGTGAAGAATGTCAGGATAGAGGTGCCAAATCTACGAGACTTAACAAAGCGTGGGCGCCATACCTCTCTGATGCCGTGATTGTAGAATACAACGTTCTTGCCTTCACGCAGCAACACTAACGTTGCAATCTTGTAACCTTCACCAAACTGGCCAATTGTAGATTTGTCACCAGCTTTTGATGTCTGACCAAGCAGCAGTGATGAGGCCTCAAGCTTAGACCTTGCATTACTGATGACAAGCTCATGTGTGTTATAATGATACTCCCAGCTTGCTTTGTTCTTAGGGTTTTGCGCCTCCTGGTCAAGGGCATTCTGGAATAATTCACGGATAGCATCTACGCATGTCCAGTTAGGTACATAGGTAGGTGCAAGTGTTAACTCAATCTTTGACATAATCAATCATCCTCTCTGTCATAGTATGTGTCCTCATAGTTATCGAAACGCTCAAGCACCTTATCAAGCACAGGCTTGTAGGTGTCGTCATATACTGGCAGCATAGTGTCAGGGTCAATCTTAGTCTTCGGTCTGAACTTAGCCTTTAGCTGCTCGTATACTTCATCCTGATAGTACTCAGGTTCTTCTGTAAGAGGCTCAGTAAGCCAGCGGCTAAGCTCTGCTGGAATATCAGGAACCTTTACAGCTTGTACAACTTCTTGCACAGCTTCTGCCTGCTGTTTATACTTGCCAATCATATCATCTAAGCTTTCTGACAGTGGTACCTTACGTCCAGTGTTTTCTCTAGGTGGCTGCAGACCGGCAGCTCTCTGTGCATCCCACAGCTCATGGATTTTGGCAAGCTCTGCGAGCTCAGCGTCGCTGCACTTATCACCTTTGTTTGTCAGATACTTTGCTCGCGAGTTAATCTTCTCACAAGTCTTGCAAGTGGTGTATGTACCCTTACGACCACCATAGTATTTACGGAACTGCTCAATGGGTTTGAGCTCTCCACACTGTTTACATGTCTTTGCGTTCATCGCTAGTCCTCCTTATTACATATATGCAGCGTCTTCAACCATGCTTACCAATCCATCGAAATCTTCATATGGACCAAGTGCATCTGATATAGCAAGCACTATATCTAAGTCAACGCCATTTTCTTCGGCTAAACCCTGCAGATACTCTGCACGATTAGCATAGCCTTTACGCTTGTAGATTTCGGCCTGTTCCGCGATAACTTCAGCGTCAGTGCCGTGTAATGAACTACCCATGTTACTTACCTCCTAGTACCATTTGCTGAGCAAGCTTGTTAGCCATTGCATCAGGGTATCCCTGAGCTACCAGCTGCTTATAGATTTTCTGATACTCCTGCATAGTCATCTTCATCACAGCCTTAGGGTCAACCTGGATGTCATTGTCTTCTACCACACTTTCGAAGCCTGCAGTCGCTCTAACACAAGCAAGGTCCTTTTTAACAAGAATACCTTCTACCATATCCAGGGGCATGTTGTGCAATACGCATACATAACTTTTGCCATGCTTGACGCAAAATCTACACATATCCTTTGTAGGTTTTCCAAGTCTTGAACAGTTGCAGAATTCCCAATCGGGTACTTTGTACGTTACAGTTGTCTTTACTTTCTTCATTTATCGAATCCTCCATGTTGACCTGTTTACATATTTCCAACGAGGTCAAGTGCTAATTGTTCGCAAGAGTCATTATCAGCTTCTGAGACGAAAGACTCACCCTTTAAGATTGATACATAACGACATGCAAGTTCCTTCTGAACAGCTTTTGCAAGTGTAGGTAAGTACACCTTGCGATACGTCGTTGGGTTGATGCAAAGTTCTCCCTTGTCAATCATACGGTTAACTTTACGACAGAAATGATGGGCATAACCTGTTGCAGGCACAACTCCTGAGAGCAGCTCCTCCTGAATGTCGAGCAAGTCTCCATTAGATGCCTTGGTTAATAACTGTTCTAATGTCATAGTTTTCTTAGCCATAGCTTTATCCTCCTATTACTTAATTCCAATGTCGCTTGGATTGATTTCTTCTGCTACTTCATCAAAGTGTCTTTCAGCATCGTCACCATAAGCATACTTGAAGTCATGAATGCCACACTCGCGTGAACAGTACAGAATGCCTTCTGCAGCCCAAATAGTTTCACATGTAGCAAGGTCTGTGTCACATGCAGCACACATATCAGTGCTATTTTCATTTACTGGTTTACTCATCTCTTGTTCCTTCCTTTCTTCATTTCAGCTTCGTGAATGCGGGTCGCTTTGTAGCAGCCCTTACAATCACGTCTATACTTTGGTTTACCATTTTTGTCTTTGCCGTCTTTGTAGAATTCTTCAACTGGCTTCAGCTTGCCACAAGTACCGCAGACACGATGCGTGTCAGTATCTTTTGTTGCTACGAACATTTCATTCAAGCTCACGAACGTTACCTCCTTATTCGCCCGGCAAGCGAACCTGCCGGGCGTTGTTATGTCTGAGTAGTGATTGCTTTTACTCTCACACTCTATATTTATTATATCACGAAATAGTGCAGCCGTAAATATGATAGAAAGAAACTATGCGGCGGCTGCTTTATTCTTTCTCTACTGAGCGAGACTTCATCACTTCTGCTACATACTGTGTAGTTAAGTGAGGTCTATTCTCAAGGGCCCAAATACGGTCAGTCCACTGCACATTACCAACCTTTGCACTACTTGCTCTAACCTGCTCAGCTGCAGCATCAATAGCATCCGCATGATATACGATGTGAGCTTCAATACTAAGTGGTACAGTCACTGCTCCGTGTTCTAATTTGCCATGATGTGATAAGATGATGTGGCGAAGCATTGCAAGCTTTCTAGTATTCAAGTCATTCATCGTAAAGTGGTTATCCGCATAGTTACCTACAAACTCAGCCCCCATGAAAAGATGCTCGTACATCATTCCATCATCAGTCATATCAATAGATACACCATTCAGTGTGTAGGTGTATAGCTTACCAAGGTCATGAAGCATACCACCAACTGTACACAGGTCAGCATTAGCGCCAGGAACCTGTTCGGCAATGTGCTTAGCTAAACAAGCAACAGAGTAGCTGTGAATAAGCGTACCTGCAATATAAGCATGGTGAATACTTTTTGCACCAGGTACTGTGAGCCATGCTGTCTGTAACTCTTCTAACATACTTAAGGCGAGCCCCCTAAGGAACTCATCTTTCACATCTGACATCAGAGCATATGCATTGCTGTAAACAGCATTTACATCAATACCAGACGATGGGGCGAATGCACTAAGTGGGATTTCGTTGTTGGTAGACATTGCCTTAACATTGAGCTGCTTAGTGCCCTGCCATTCAGTTACCTGTGCTTTTACATCCAACACAGTATTCTTTACAGGAATGTTTGTACCACCCCAATCCCAGTAGTTTCCGTTGATGGTATCTACTCCATCATAAAACTCAAGTGACAAATAAGGCTTCTTGGCCTTTGTTTCGCGAGCTGTTGCAGACTTCACAACTAATATGATGTCTACAATGCGTCCAACTTCAAGTTCGTTAATCTTCATATTACTTCTCCTTTTTTTCAATGTATACAGCATGTTCTTCATCAAGAAGTTCCATTGTCTCAAGCTCTGCAGCTGTTTTGTTGATTACATCAATCATTTCAGTGTACGGTGTGAGTCTTGCTTTACCCTGCTCAATAGGCACTACAAGCGGAATTGTAATACCGTCTCTGCCAGGCATCCAAACGTTGTCTCTCTTACGCTTGTAGAACTCTCTGATGTTGATGTACTTAACACCATCTCTAATTGCAGCGGCGATGACAAACTTAATTGAGTCTGACTTGCGCACCTCACCAATCTCTTTGAAATTATCCCATATTCTTTTCTTTTCAGCCATTGTTGTTTTCCTCCTCTTTACATAAATTATTGCCGGATATAATATCCGATATATTTTGCAGTAAATTACCAAGCTTCTTTGGATTTTTAGCTAGGTACATTTGCATCATACCTGTGTATGCTTCTTCTTGGTCTGTAGCGGTTTGTCTGGCTTTTTCAAGGTTAGCATATATCGCGCCAAGCTTAAAGTTAACAGACTGAGGCAACGCATAACATGAGATTATTGACATAATGTCTTGCTCAATATCAGCTATTTGCTTAGACACACTCTTAGCCATGTTACACCTCCTTTAACTGCTTTTCATACAAACCACAGTGACATGGTCCAGGAGATGTCTGCATTCTAAACGCCTTACACATACACTTAGTATCAGACGTTTTATGTATCTCACATGGACAGTACCCATCATTCTCCTGTAGTGCTTTACGAATAGCGTTTACTTTCTCAGTGTCAGAACTAACTACTACTTTTAGATGGTCAGTAAAGGTAATCTGTGTTGGGTCTACATAATGTACAGTACCGTCTTCATATTCTACTATAGCTAGTGGTATGCTTATCTGCCCGCCAGGAGCACCACCAATCATTGGTGACGGCTCCACTACATAGGCATGTTCGCAGAAGCGATGGAATGTAGCTGGTACACTTTTCTTCTTATCCACTTTGACAACGCATGGTCTAGTACTATTCATACACAGCCTCCCTGTAAATATCAAACACAGAACCATCATAAACGTTGTAGTTCTTGTATGATTTATCTTCCGGTTCCTTGAACTCTACTCCTTCAGGTTCTACTTTCTGTCCCCAAGAAGGCTCACCGCGTTCTACACCTGCTGTAATAGGGCATCTAAACGCAGAGAACTCAGACAGCATCCATCTAAGTACTGGTACATGCTCAAGCTCATCTTTATTGAAATCAATAACAAGCTCGTCATGTACAATATTGATTAAGTGCGTCTTAAGATGATAGTACATCAGATACTTGTAGATGTCAACCACTTTGTACTTGATATAGTCTGCAGCGCAGCCTTGGATAAGTGCGTTAGGCGCCTTGTAGCAGTCATCAGAGTCGAGGCGGCGACGTCTTCCATAGAAGTTCTTAACAAAGCCTCTGAGCTTAATTACCTGATAGACTGTGTTAATAAACACGCGAGCTTCAGGCATTGTAGAGAAGTATCGTGCCTTAATCTCTGCAGCTTCTGTTGGAGTACACTTAAGCATCTCGGCTAAGTGGTCCTGACCTACACCATAGATAAGCGCGAAGTTAATGGTCTTTGCTCTTGAACGAAGCGAACTTGCTTCGTCATCACCTTTATGAACCTTTTCAATAAGCTCGTCCACATTCTTGTTGAAAAGCAGTGCAGCTGTAGCAGCATGAACATCGTAGCCATTTTTGATAGACTCAATCAAGCCTGGAATTTTTGCATAGTGTGCAAACAGACGGTATTCTACCTGGTCAAGGTCCATGAACCACAATTCATGGTTATCATCAGGAATAAATACTCTTCTGATACGCTTGTCCTTTTTTGGAAGAGTCTGAAGGGCTGGCTTTGTAATAGACATACGACCAGTAGTAGCTTCAGTCTGATTGATAGAACCATGCACTCGATTGCATGCATCACGCTGGTCATAAATACCATCAGCATAAGTAGTCAGAAGCTTTTCATACTTTCTGTACTCTAATATCTTTTTGACGATAGATACATTATGCACTTCAGCAAGGTTTGCCAAGGCATCCTTATCAAGCTTTGGATTACCTTTATCTGTCTTCTGAATTAACGTAGGGTCGACGCCCAGCTTCATAAGTACACCATATAACTGCTTACCAGAGTTGATATTAAACATTCCGCCTGCTTCATCATAGATAGCACGCTCTGCATCATCTGTAAGTTTCTGTAGTTCTTCCTTAAGTGGCTTCTCATAATCAACGTCTGTTTTCATTCCATAACGCTCCATTGCATATAAAGCCATCATAAGTTCACACTCGTTGTCATAGAGCTTAACAAGCTCATCTTGTTCAATCTTTTCATATTCAGTAATGAAGGTCAGATAGCAGTTCCATACGTCAGCATTAGCATATTCGCTAAGTAACTCGCGTGGTATTTGACGATAATCACTGACCTTATTCATTTGCTTGTAGGCATCTACCATGTACTCGAACTTAACAATACCACCCTTCTTACGAGCCGCTAAGTCTCTTAACTGGAAAGAGTTGCGATTCTCATTGGCGAGCTTTGCAAGTACTACAGTATCATGCATTCTACCTACTATCTTTAAACCTGCATTTGCAAACATGTGCATATCAAACTTAGTATTGTGAGCAATCTTTTCAATGCTCGGGTCCTCAAATAAAGGTGCTAATTGTTTGAACTTTTCAAACCCGTTTCTAGCAGTATCGAAGATAGTATAAGAATCTTTACCATCACAAATTGAGATACAGAATGGAAAGTCCTGAGGTACAGCCTTTTTACCAGAACCTACCCAGCGTCTTACTACTGTACTAGGTACTACATGACTGTTTGGAAATTCAGGGTGAGTTTCAGTATCGAACGTGATAAATCGTCTCCCTCTAAATTCAAATGGTTTTACAAGACTAAGAAGTTCTTGTGGGTCTTCAACTACATGGAAGTTGCTAACCTTGTGCTCTTTGGCGAATGTTTGTGGATTATAGACGTATCCGTTACCCTTCTGAATAACAGGACGTTTCTTTGCTTGTATTGTTGCCAAAGTCATCACTCTCCTTTCTATTATAATTATATCATATAAGAAGGCAGCCGTAAACGCATTTCCACAATTTGTGTAGTGGCTTACGGCGCCGACCGTTACTACCTGGTCTAGTCAAGATGTACAATGTATTGGTTTGTACTAGCTAGCTTAACACCAAAAGATGTATAGCTATCAGACAAGCGCTTTTCATCATACTTACCAAACTTAATATAGCAGTTGTGCAGGTAATGGCTTGGTATTCTACGATAGAATTCTTCTTCTGTCAGACCTGTATATACCATTACTTTCAGTTGTGCAGCTGCAGCGCAGCTTACAAGTGCTATCATATCATCCGGTTGTTCAGACCATTCAAGCCCGCCAAGTATAATACCATCATTGAATGGATTTTGCTTGACTTCCTTAATAACTTCATCAGCATAGCGCAGATATGTCTCAGCATCTTTTAAGTGCTGATTGAAACACCCCCGGCATCCGTTGCTACATGATGTTGCTATTATCAAGGCACCCATGAACGGGGCATCTTCTGCCCGTTCATGGATAATACCTTTGTAGCTTATCAGCTTATTCAACATGAATTTGCTTTCTATCATGAAATTCCTGCAGCTTGCCAGGGTTGTAGTTATCTACATCTCTGATATAACCAGTGATGCGCTGCATGTACTTTGTTACACCACCACAGTGAGGACACTTGTCTACAGGCTCATCAAGCACTCCACATTCAGGGCAATAGCAAATAATAGGCGAGAGAGACAGGTAAGGTAAGGAGTAGTTTTCACAAGTATGCCTTACAATCTGCTTAGCCTGATTGCCACTAATACCTTTTGCCAGGTACAGATGTACAACAGTACCGCCTGTCATCTTAGTCTGAAGTGAATCTTGATGGTCAAGCAATGCTGCGATATTCTTCACTTCTTTAACAGGTAAGTGACAAGAGTTTGTGTAGTACACACTGTCTCCGCTGCCCTGTGTGATAATGTCAGGGTAAAGCTTCTTGTCTAACTTAGCGAGTCTATAACAAGTAGACTCAGCAGGTGTAGCCTCCAGGTTGTACAGATGACCAGTAGCTTTCTGGAAAGCAAGCAGAACGTCTCTCATGTAGTCAAGTACCTGTTCAGCCAATGCTTTGCCTTCTTTTGTACCAATGCCTTTGCCCATGAAGTTCTCACACATTTCATTCATACCTACAAAGCCAATAGTGCTGAAATGGTTATTAAGAGTACCAACATATGTGTCGAAGGCAGGCAGCATACCTGTACCGATTAAGTGCATATTCAACCAGTTACGTTTTTCTTCAAGGCTATCCTTTGCAATGTTCATGAAGTCTTTAATCATGGACAGTAAAGATTCTACGGGTTGACCTTTAGTAAGATAGCCTATACGAGGTAAATTCAAGGTAACTACACCAATAGAGCCGGTACTGTCACCAGAACCAAACAGACCACCATTGCGGCGCTGAAGCTCTGAAAGGTCAAGGCGAAGTCTACAACACATAGAGCGTACATCACTTGGGTCCATGTCGCTTCCCATGAAGTTACTGAAATACGGATAACCATACTTACCAGCCATTTCCCAGAGTAAGTCATTGTTTGGATTATCCCAATCAAAGCCATCTGCAATAGAGTACGTAGGAATAGGATAAGCAAATGGCTTACCATTAGCGTCACCTTCCAGCATTACTTCAAAGAATGCCTTGTTGAGCATATCCATCTCTTTCTGGCAGTCGCCATAAGTAAAGTCAAGCAACTCATTAGCGATACGTGCAGGCTGGTCCTTAAGGTCCTTAGGCGGAAACAAATCAAAAGTAAGATTGCTGAATGCCGGCTCTGCACCTGCCCTACTATTTGAGTTCACAGAGTAGACATAGTTCTGGATATTCTGCTTAATTTCACTGTAGCTCAGATTGTCTACCCTGATGAACGGAGCAAGCAAAGTATCGAATGAACTAAAAGCAACAGCTCCCATAATTTCATTCTGGAAGATAGTCAGCATATTAGCCAGCTGGTTGAGTGCTGCGTCGAAGTGCTTAGCGGGCTTTGAGGTTGGGATATTAGGCACCCCCTTAACGCCGTAGTCGAGAACCTTCTGTAAGGAATAACCACAGCAGTAAATGGTCAAGCCGCCCATGTCATGAATATGAATAAGACCATCATTATGTGCAGAAGATGCAGAGGCATCATATACACGCTCAGCCCAATACTGTTTAGATACTGCATTGTTAATGTATTTATTCATCTGTCCAAAGCTGAATGGAGCATTACTGTTCTCCTTAACGCGCCAGTCGCGCTGCAACATGTAGTCATCTACATTTTTATTAGTGTCCAGTAACATTACATTTCCTCCTTAATTAAGTTGTTAATTGCTTTGGCGTTAAAGCCAGTAACGTACGAGGTACCATCGTTAAGCATAACTACTGGAAGAGTAGTAAGCCCGCGATTTTCTAATTCTTTCATACCCTCGGTACTTTCGAATACATCAATGTACTCAAATGGCACCTGTTTTTGTTCGAGGTACTTTTTAGCACCCTGGCACTGCGGGCATGAAGCAGTACCATACAATCTCAATGGTTCTTTCATAGAACAACCTCCTGTATATTTATTGCTTAAACCAGCACTTCATATCGGTATCGAATGTAGTGCTCGTTGAAAGCCTTAGTAGGTACGCGCTTAATCTTGCCAGCCTCTTCAAGGTCTGAAACTACATAGCGCACTCTATTCTGGTTCATACCAGCTTCTTTAGCAATAGTAGATACTGCAACAGTCTTACCAGAAAGCTTCTTAATAGCTTCTAATACGCCGTTCTGCTCTTCTTCTGTAGTAGTGATGTTAATTTGGGCCATTTTAAGCCTCCTTCCTGATAGATTATTTTACTTATTACTAGTCCGTAAAGCAAAGGCGATAAAATATACGCTCAAAGCTTTACGGGCTTATTATGAGCGTTATATACGTGCTACGTGTATTCCGGCGGCTTTTAATAACTTAATACCTGAGTCATCTTTCCATTCCTCAAAATAGTAGACAGCTGAGAAACCACCAGGTGCATTTATAATAGCTGCAGCACATTGCTTACATGGTGAAAGAGTTACAAACATTACTTTATCAGGACTATCGGTTCTACACTTAATAAGAGCATTTACCTCCGCGTGAACACACCCATACTTTCCATCAATAATGCACATGCAATCAGCGAGTCCTTTAGGACCACCATTGATACCTATGCTATACACCTGTGTCAAATCTTTATCAGTAATGATAGCGGCTACATGACGCTCAGAGCATTTGGATAAAGTTGCCAGGTTATTTGTAAAGTCTTTGAATACAGCCATTCTAGCTTGACTATTCATTATCTACACCTCCCATCTTGCTTTGTAGATATTCTGCAACCTTTTCAAGTTTCTCCTTTGAGTAGCCTCTACTGGTTGCTAGGTTTCTATTTATTGTTGGGTTCATTTGTCTAAATGGATTTGTTTGTACCTTTAGCGCTGTGGCGCACTTGTCACATAATGGAATAACATTGCAAGCATTATACTTGCCACCATCTTCAAAGCGTATGAAGTAGCCTCTAGCATCTATTTGGTCACTGCTACACAAGGCGCATCCGTTAAAGTATCTGCAACATTCCATCCATTCATCTTCTGTAAGAGTATGCATAGTTATGTTCTTAAGTCGCTCTGTCCAAGTGGTGAAGCGTTCATCAGCTTCTTTGCACAAACGTCTGTAATACTTCTGATTATCATCAGTTGTTCGTACAACCCTCTTCTGATAAATGCCATTGCGCTTATTGTAACATTTCCTACACAGTTTAGTTCCTGGAATTATATCATCAGAAGGTTTTTTGCACATATTACAAGTACCCTCCGTAAACGACCTGCCACAGAAGCGACAAGTCGAGTACGGAGTAATCAGAGGATATACCCAGCCACAACCCTTACAGGTCTTTGTATTCATATCTTACTACAGGGATATGATGAGGGACTTTCATAAGCCTGTCAAAGTTTTCACAGATAGCATTAAAGTCATCTCTTGAAGTTATGTAGTCTTCACCACGCTTCTGGCATCTTTGCCATAAGGCAGCCTTAGGACCTGTAGCATAAATAATGATTGCGCCACACTTGGCCAACTGTTCTTCAAGCTCATACATCTCTGGATAGCTAATAACTGACGTATCTCGCATAACCGGACCGTATGCCATTTCTGAATACCAGCATCTATCAAAAATCATGTTCTTACCAGAACGGATAGTTTGTAGATACTCACCCATCATCAGCTTCTTTTCTTCGTCAGTCTTTGGCTGACTTCGATGAATGATAGGATACTTTGTCTGCTTTGAAAGTTTCTCAGCAAGAGTAGTCTTACCTGACCCATCAGGCCCTTCAATGATTATAATCATTCTACTACCTCCCATCTACAATCGAACATCTCTGGAAATGTTTCACGCCAAGGCACTCTGCCAAAGCGGCTATCTACATACAAGTAAGGAGAAGTCATTTTGCTATGCTCATCAGGCATTTGACATCTTATAACTACCTCAGGGCTCCACTGAGGTAGTCGCATGCCTTTACCAGCTTTTACTTCTCTTAAGGCATCTTCAAACTGCATTACAGTAACACGCTTCTTAGAGGTTTCAGCACTTGCAAGTGCATCGTCTCTGTCAACTTTCGCATCTTCTAATTCTTTGAGTAATTCTTCTCTGTTCTTATACATATTACTGTACCTCCTTCAATAACGGCCATCTGTCATCAATAATCAATCTAGGAACTGATATACCAGTAGCCTTATGCTTATCTACATATTTCTTTAATGGTTCGCCGCAACTCATCTTACCTTCTCTGCATATGCCATACATACAATCAGGCCCAGCAAAGTGAAGCATCTCATCACCATCAGATGTCTTCAAAAGCTCTTCCCAAATGCGCATTGTAACATACTGTGTTTCGATGGTGTTTCTGTTACAACCGCGCAGTCTAATGAAGTGCATCCAAGCTTCATGGTTAGCCTGCATAATCAAGATATTGCGCAGGCCCTGCGGCGCAGCATAACCAGCTGTATCATTATCTGTTGCTTCAGCAAGTTCTCTATAAGTCTCCATGGAGTCTGCACAGCTATTCAAGTAAAGCTTGGTGTAGATGTCCAAGTTCTCTTCATTTACAGAAGTCTTACTTTCAGCGGCAAACTCGTATGCGCAACGATTACTTTCATAATCTGCTTTTATAATAGCGTATGGAACTACATAGTCGGCTTTGCCTGTATAGTCACTATACTGCAATGAGGCAGATACATAGTTAAAACCAACCTGGTGCGTTCTAGCCTGTGCAAGAAAACGGCGAGATGCACCAACGATTGCGACTGTGATAGGTGTAAATCTCTTAATCGTTCCATGAGGCAGATTAGCAACGCTTACTGCTGTTTTGTGATGTCCAATAGACTCATTATAAAGCTTCAACAAATCATCCATACAATGAATGTTATGGCCGCGCTGTGTAAGCTTGGCCAAAAACATCATCATGCCTGCCGGACAATCATGAGCTTCATTAAGTACTGCTACTTCAATGTTACGCATGCGGACCCTCCTCTACAGGTTTATCTGCAACAAACGCTGCACCTAACACATCTGTGATTTCTGCACGCTCCTGCTCAGTGCATTCATTCATACACTCTACAAAGGCTCTAGCAACCATCTTCATAGCCATACCAAGTGTAAGTGCATCAGTATTGTAGAAGATAGAAGCGTCTCCATTTTCTTTGGACAGGATAGCTACAAAATCATCAGAGGTTGTAGATTTACCGTCCATTTCGACTGTACAAGAAATTTTATTCTCTGCCATGATTAAGACTCCTTTCCTGCTGCGCGCTTCAGCATACTCTTAAGATGCTGACCAAAGGTCATCTTTTTCTGCTGTCTAACAACACTTACTGCATATGCGTTTCTGTGGAAATGATTGAATGTTCCTGAGTTTCTCTTTGCTGCTGTAGCGCGGTGGCTACGCTCCATATGTTTAATTGCTCCTGCCATATTCTTATCCTCCTATTTACCGGTCGATGCAAATGCACCATCGCCGCGTTCTTTAATGTCATAATCAATGAAATCTGCAATAACTACTGGCATAACAACCAGCTGGCCAATACGGTCCCCTTCTTCTACCTGGTAGGGCTCATCAGATACGTTAGATACGATAGCATGCACCTCGCCTCTGTAGCCCGAGTCAATTGGTGGTAACTCGCATACAATTCCTTTAGATGATAAACCACTACGCGGAAATACATATGCTGCGTATCCGTCAGGCAATTCCAAGCCAAAGCCAAGTGGAATCTTTTCTGTTGTATGCGGAAAAACTACAATCTTCTTCATAGAGTGTACATCAGCACCTGCATCATTCTCATGCTTTCTGCTTGGTGCATTCTTATAACCAAAGTCAATAAGCTTGATTTTCATTACTGCACTCCTTTCACATACATAGCTCTAAATTCAATCTTCTTCTGAACCTGAGCGTAGACTTCAGGAAATTCAGTCTTGAGCTTTTCTGTGTCTACTCGGTTCTGTGAGCGAGGTGACCACTTAATGGTGTAGTCTTTAGTATAACCAATCTCGTTATCCTGCAGACGGTCCTTAATACGGTTCTGTGCCTCAGCCATAATCTTTTCGAGCTCTTTAATCTTTGCTTTACAATCAAACACTGTGCGAGCAAGCTCATTAGTCTCGTCATCCGGCAAAGTAATCTCAGAGTTCTTTACAACTGTGCTGTAGATACTGTTTGCAAATTCAGTGTCTGTCGACTGCATTTCAGGCTCTTTGAGTGCCAGCACATTTTCAAACCAGAACTTCTTCGCTGCAGGAATAATTGTATTCTCAAGCAGTTCATCATTTCTAAACACATCATAGTAGTAGAACTTATTTCCACCAACCAGGCATGCAAAAGCGCCCTTCTCTAAGCCCAAAATCCATAAGTACCAATTAAGCTGATAGACGTAAGACATCAGGATTTCACCCGACTCCCACTCTTCATTCATGTACTCACTTGTAGTTTTACACTCAAGAATACCTACCGGTCTTCCATCGTCATCTACAATAAGTCTGTCAACGTTTGCCAATGCCCACGGATAATCTTTATGTACCAGTGTAGCGTTTACTGCAATGACCTTATTGCCGGTACGCTGTGAGTATTCATCTGCTACAATAGGTTCAAGCATATGGCCAAAGTGCATACGTTCCTTTGCAGCTTCATTAGGCTTTAGAGCATCCTGAAACTGACCTGTCTTATTGAGGTAAATCTGACGGGCAGATGTGAACGGACTTACTCCACAGATGGCCCCTACATCAGAACCACCTATACCTCTTGTTCTGGCCTTAAGCCAACCTTCTTCATCATCTTCCTGCTTAACTGTAGAGAACACAGTACAGTTAGGAAGATACTTCAAAATATCCATATTAGTCGTACCCCATTTCTTTCAATATTTTTAGTAGCACATCGCCGTGGCAAGGCTTTGGAGGGCACCAGCACCCAAGTGTCTTACCAGCAAGACTTGGTAAAGCTCTCATCAGTATTTTGCTAGAACGCACATGTTCTTCATACTTCTGAATAACTTCTTCTCTAGTGCCGTCCGGACCTATTACATAGGGGTTACCCCATTTGGAAGGCCTGCCTATATACACGTCGTATGGTGCCTTTTTACAATGCACAATACGAGTCATTATACAATCATGATGTTCTTCATCACAATGCTGGTATTAGTCTTAAGACGCATATCATCGTCATATGCCTCCAGGATATAATCAATCTTGCTTGCAATATCCTTGTCATTGATTGCGAGCTCAACAGCTCCTGTAGGAAGCTGTACAGCTGTTACGATGTACTGAGGCACAAAAGCCTTTCCATCTACTTCAGTAGGTTCTGCTATGGCCGTCTTAATCTGACCAAGGTAATAACGGATTTCATTTTCCATGATTGTTCCTCCTTATATTGAATAATTCTTTTAGCTTCCATTTAACAGCTAGCCAGCACTGCATTAAGTAACTTGGTGATTTGTAGGGCATATATGCACCTCCTACATATCAGCAGCACTATAAAAGTCTTTTCTAGCTGCTTCAATTTCTGCCTTTGTAACAGGTACTGTAGTTAAGTTTTCAAACAATTCAGTACCCAGTGGTAAGCGTCTATAGTCGCCCTTAACCTTATCTACAAGATGATTATTAGTCATATACTTTAGCAGCATCTTCAAGTCATCCTTCGAAAGGCCCGTATAATCCTCAAGTGTAGCTCTGCTGAAGTATGGTAACTGATACAATATCTTAGCCATTTCATTAGCATCTACAAGAGGCAGTGTTAAGAACAGAGACCTCAACTTACTAATGTTATTAGCGGATGTGTCAGATGTAACCATATCCTGTTCGCTCAAGCGGTCATAGCCAAAGCTTTTCGTACAGTAAAGCTCGTCCATGAAATCTACAACAAAGTCAACATGCTCAGGCTTAACTATAACCTTTTGACCAGTCTCATCCGAAGAAAATACGCAGCATGCCGCGGCGACGGCGAGACGAGCAATTTTGATACGTTGGTCAGCTGCCTCAACGATAGGAATTTTAGATGAGTACTTAGCACCCATCTTTGTAGCACATTCAAGAATGCGCTGTGTAGCATCCTCAGTAATGATAACGTCATCAGGCTTTCTGCTCCATGCCCACAACACACGAGTATTGCATAAGTCAGATGTGTATACATGTGGAACAGGCGGCAGGTCTTTAAGAGACCTGTTAACAAGAGATGGGTCAACGTCGCCAGATGCAACGGACATTGCAAGGTCAAGACGTCTAACATCTTCTGCTTTGCCCATAAGCTTCAACACAGCATTTACTCCATACGTTTCTGAGTTAAGCTGACGACCATTTCTAGGGTTAGAAATGTAGATAGCACGCGTTCTGCTAGTGGTCTCAGCTGTGATAACTCCAGTAGCTTTTGCAATGCCACTGGAACGAACATCGGACATAACTGCCAAATCATCCTCGCTTAAACCTGACAGCTCATCGATGGTAAGCAAACCTCCATCATTAAGAGGAAATGCACCCCAAACAAGAAACCATCGTTTGTTATTCTGCTGCATATTATAAACCAAACCTGTTCGTCTTGAAGACTCACCAGAGTGCAATTCGCCAAGTCTGTAATGATGCATCAATCTTTCAACAATTGTAGTTTTAGCCTGTCCTGAGTCACCTATAATAAGAAGCTCACCCCAGCCACGCTTAACGTACTGCTCCTGGAAATAGAAGTTTAGCACAGTATGATAAATCAAATCTACTGCAAAAGCTACATTTCGTCTTTCCCAGATATATGTAACGTTACGCTCCAAGTCTGTATGAATTTCATCGAACTTCTCACGAATAGTCTGACCCGGTTTTACCTGAAACATTTTCAAGTGTTCTAGTGTTTCTTCGTTAAGTTCAAAGTCGCTTATTAGGTCTTTCTCTGGATAAGCCTTATCGAATACATACGTAGCATACTGAGAGTTAGGGTCAGGATACATGTAACCAGCCATGGTGTATCTTTTGTTAGTCTTGAGGTTATTTCCTATATAATATCCCGTACGTACTACATATTCGTGCTCTTTAGAGAAACCGAAGTTCGCTTCAGCCTTTGGAATAAGCCTCAGCTCTTCAAGATTCATATGTTCCTTAATTTCTATCATGCAACGGTCGCATCTTGGGTTGACTCCAAGCATTTCGTATATCACAGCCATCTGCTGCTTTTCCGTACACTTGATAAGTTTCATTACATCCTTATCTACCGATGATAGTGTCTTTTCCATTTCGCCAGCATGTAGAGCAAGCTGACAATTTGAACATTTCTTATTGTCACCATCTGCAGCATCTCCACAGAATGCTCGAATAACCTTAGGACACAAGTAAGGTGTACTATCCTTACCACTTACCATAACAGGTATTCTCAAGCGCTTTCCAAAGAAACCAGCTTCTGAGCTGTCTGACAAGTGAACTTCCTGTGCTTCTGACTCATCAGCTACACGTTCCTCAACCATTGATGGGTCGATGTAGCGCGTGGCGTTGTCAAGAAGCGTTTGGAAATCCTGTGACGTTTGGCCGCACTTTGTAAAGAAGTCTGTAATGTCTCCCTTAGCAGGGAAGTTCTCAGGCCAGTTAATAACATAGACATCTACAACACGATACAGCTTCTCGCAAAGTTTCTGCGTCGCAATACGTCCAGCCTCATCATTGTCCTGAGCCAGATAGACTCGCTTCTTATTTCTAAAAAGCTTCGTCCAATCAGGTTTCCAAGTACCAGCGCCAGATGTGGCACAGGCTGTAGGAAAACCATGCTGTTCGGCACATATACGGTCCATCTCACCTTCCGCCCAGACTATGTACTCTACGTCAGGGTCTACAACCTGGTCTATTCCGAATATACGGACTTCACCATAAGAATTGTTGTATTCATCTACGTAATTAAGTACTTTCCACTGGTCATCGGTTGAGTTCCATTTGTACCTTCTAAAATTGACAAGTGTGTTATACTCATCATAAATTGGAATGGTGATACGCTCTCCATCCCAACCTAATTGAAACCTTTTCAGAGTCTCATCAGTTAACCCTCTTCGCTCTTTCAACATGTCCCTTATTGGACCGGTCAAGCTCATAAGCTTTTGATGGTACTCCTGTATCAATCCAACATCAATATCTGGTCTTGTAGGTTTGGTACCGTCAGGTCTTGGGATTTTCAAAGCGTCACCAAGTTGGAACCAAGCCTCTTCATTGGATAAGCCATACAAGTGCTTATACATAGTATGTATGTTGCCCTTAGAATGACAGCTATTACAGTAGTAAACGCCTTTAGCTAAGTTGACTGTAAGCGAGGGATTGTTGTCTGTTTGTGACTCATGTAGCTCCTTAAATGGGCATTCAGCTTTTATCTCCTGCCCTCTTCGCTGGATATTCTTAAGCTCATTCATAAAGAAAGCTTCATTATCTATCTCAGCGAGAATACGATTAGTGTATTCACTCCAGCGCATGTGACAACCCCCTTAAAGTGCAACGCGGCGGCGTTGTGTCGCCGCGTTGCTTGATACTTAGATTAAAATTCAGTCTTATCCAAGTCAGGGGCTGCACCACCGGAAGTAGATTCAGAACCAGTATCTTCAACGTCGAAGTTAACATCCTGAATAGTGTTACGGAAAGACTTGTAAAGTTCCAATGCAAATGCACGGTCTTCCTCACCTGTTGCGCCTGCTGGGGTAGCAGTTGCGATGTACCACTCATTACCATTCTTAGCCATGAGCTTTTCATTAAGTACATAACCGTAGTTCCACATATTCTGCATGGTTACTTTAGCCAAGCTATACAGCTTCTTGCCTTCATTGTAATTTGTCTTTGCAAAGCTTAAAATGATAGGCATGCGCTCACCAGCGAAGAAGCCAAAGAAATTGATATACTTTGTGCACTTAGGAAGAGCTTCCTTACCCTGCTTGGTGTTATCAAACTCACAACGCCTACAAGATGCACACATTACCTGAGAGCCATCAGACTTCTCACCGACCTTACCGTCACGAGCGATACACTGAATACCACCGCCATCTGCACGGTCTTTCCAGTCAATGTTGTTGTTGAACTTAAAGACAGGGATGAAAGTCTTACCATTCAAACGCTCCTTAGTAAGAGAATTGATAATGTCACCTTCATTAGCCTGCTTGTCCTTTCTTTCAGGGCTAAGCGTCTGCACCACCTTAACACGCGGGATAATCATGTCGCCTGCATCTTCATCCTCGAAGCCCATAGGTGCTTCAGACTGTGTAGCAAGTGCTGCCTGCTGCTGTGCTACCAAAGCCTCTTCAGTAGCTTTCATGTTTTCGTTACTCATAAAAGTATCCTCCTTCTGATTTGTCCTTAAGGGCTTGTCCCTTAAGATATTCTTATTATATCATAAAAATGTGAAGTTGTAAAACCACATTTTACGAACCATTGGCTACTGCCTGTTACATTAACGCATCGGCTGCTTCTACGCACTTAGTAGCTATTGCATCAGCCATTACATTAGAAACTACAAACTGTCTAAGCTTATCGGGCGGAAGCTTAAATCCATTATTCTTTTCTGACAGAACATTTGCCTGTTCAAGTAAATCCTTCTTTGTAGTTGTACAAACTGAGTCATACTTAAGAAGGACCTCAGTCATAAGGTGGGCCCCTGTGGTATCTTTTGCCAACAGCGTATTAGCAGTGACTTTACCAAATGGAATACAGTGACCCTTAATGTGATAGAATGTAATATCAATGTCAGCATCATCACACCTACAATAAGCCTTAGAAATCTCCTGCCACAAATCGCGGTTTTTAACTGGCTCACCAACTGCTGTAACCCAGCCCTTATGCTGCCAGCTCTTGTACCACTCTTTAGTCATAGCATTGAATAAGTACTCAGAGTCAGTTACAATCTGTGTAGACTGCTTAGCAGACCAAATATGGTCCAGGGCAGTGAGTAAAGCGAGAAGCTCACCGCGCTGATTTGTAGAAGCCATCTCATAGTTAGACAAAATACTTGTCTGCTGAAGGTGCAAGTCTTTATCGAACTGCTGAATGAAAACTCCGCCAGCAGCAACACAGTTAGGCTTACCATTGCGGCGGCACGCACCGTCTATCGAAATAAGAAGCATTATCTCACCTCCTGTAAGCCGATGCACATTATCAAAAACAGAAAACAAAATGCACCGAACAAAACTTTATCAAAGTTAGTTGCATCTTTCTTAATAGCCTGTCCAAGACAAACAAGTGAGAAAAGAACGCATGCGCACTGAACTGTAGTAGTTGCAATCATGATATGATACCTCCTTCTGTATCAGTGAAGCGTACGTCTGAGGTCACAGCAGTAAGAACATGACCATCATTCAACTCACATACAAAGACTGGGTAGTAATCTTCTCCATCATTTTCCTGAAATAAGCCAAGCACATGACAAGGGGTAATACCCATATCTACACCCAGTTTTTTATGCCAGTAAGTACCGATGTCTACCTCAGCGCTGCGACGTTGCATTGTAACTTCCATGGAAAGCTTGCTCATTATTCGTGCACCTCGCTTTCTTCAGTCTTCTCGTTATAGTGCTTAGTAGCTTCTGTGCAAGCTTCTTCTGAGCACTGATTGTCTTCGCGGGTATTAGCCGGCTCATTACCGAACTGTGTGCATCTACACACATTACAAATGTTAACATCTGTATTAAGCATCCTTATTCCTCCTCTCCTACAAATCTCTTAAAGATAGGACAGTTGAGAGACTTCTCACCAAGAGCATTTGTAGACTCGCCAAAGGTATCAATCTCAATGCTGCGGCCCAGATACTTGTCAGGACTATCCCAGATGGCCTGGCGCTGAGCATCGTTAAAGCCAGAGCCTACACCAAGCTTATTACCATTGTAGTCAACTACAAGAGCACCCATCATACCTTCAAACTTACCGGTACCTTCAAGAATATCTACAACCTCAAGCGTGTGCTCTTCAGTATGCTTCACTTTAAGCAACTCTTTAGAGCGCTTAATCTCATACTTACCAATAGACGAGTTAAGCATAACACCCTCACCGCCGCGAGCCCAAATCTTATTAACGATTGGCTCAACATCTGACATGTTCTTTACAAGGCCAAGAATAGGTACGGGTCTAATTGCTTTAAGCTCCTGATGAAGGCCGAAGGCCTGAATAAGCACGGCCCACTTTTCTGGTTCAAGTATCTGGATGCTCTCATCCATTAAGGTAGCACCAAGAGTGACTTTACGAACCAGTGCTTTATCAGTAGAGATACCTGCTCTGAACTCATCAAGCGGAACCATGTCAAATACATTAAAGGTAAGACCTGTTTTTATACCCTTGCTATTTGCAATAGAATTTGTTGCCTGACGCTGAGCAATGCAATCCTTAAACGTACCAGCGGCTAAAAGCTCCCCATCATACACTGTATTGTTAGGAAGATATTTTGCATCTTCAATAATTTCTACAAGGCCGGTATCTTCATGCCCTGAACGGCTATAGCATCTACACACACCCTTCTCTTTAACAAGAATACGACGGATGCCATCAAGCTTTTCTGTTACGATACATGGCCACTTTGTTTTCTCCGGACCTACATCGCCGTAAAGTGTTCCAAGCATACAGCCAATTTTAGGAATAAAGTCACTACCATACACTTTGTTAAGCGTAGTTGCTGTAACGCCGATTTTAAGCTCCTGCGTAACAATGGCTCTAGCAAGCCATTCAGCATCTGGCTGGGTTGCTTTGGTGCAGTTAATGAAACGTGCCGCCATTGCAAGGTCAGACTCATTGCCAGTAGTGTGCGACTTCAGATAGTCAATCATCTGTTTATAGGTAACTGCGTTATCCTCACCGACTACATGAGGACCGCGCGCTTCAGCCATCTTAAGTGCCTTTGCAAGCTTGGCCTTAGAAATACCCGTTCTTGTGTACGGGTCATAAATGAACTTAAGAATAGTCTTAAGACCCGGAACCTGCTCATTCTTCTTAAGCAGATACTGTTTGTCGTTTGTACCTGACGTTCTTGACACCAGGTCGATTACTTTTGCGACTTCAATCATAGTAATGCTCCTCCAGTTTCTTTCTTAAATTAAATTTGAAGCTATTTATGACTTGACTGACGTATGGTTGAGAAACACCTGCTAGTTTCGCTATCGATACCATGGAAGCCTCATATTCTGAGTCACGCCACAGTGATATGATAACTTGGTGCTTCTTATTTGTCAGTGTATCATACTGTTTCTGAAACTCTTCTCTTACAATCCTATGTAGTTCTTTCTTCATAAAGTCCTGCTCTACATCAGAAGGCGTTGAAAGAAAATCTACAAACTCATGGTCTGTACCATCTTCTGAGTAAGCAACATTGTTGTAAGAGATTACTTCTAACTGGCGCTGTTTGTTTTGTGTTCTTACGTATGACCCTAAAGCATTGTAGATACACACTGAAGCGTATGTAGAAAATCGTACTTTCTTGTTTTGGTCATACGTTAATATTGCATTGTAAAGCGCCTCATAACCAATACTCTCTGCTTCAGGGTCCTTAGCAAGATTGAACTTATTAAGCTGCTTAAAGATAAGACCAAGATGCTTGGCTATCGTAGCATTGATGTCATCCTGCATCGGACTCCCTCCTTTATTCTATTATTGACTTAGCCTGTTCAACTAAATCTGCCACATCTTTGACAGACCTACATATTCCTCCTATAGCTCCGGCGGCGCGCATCTCATCGAGAAATATCTCCTGGTGAGGCGACGGGGTGCCGGTGTCATCCTTCAATTCAGCAAGGACTAAAATGCCATGTACGCATATGAATACGTCAGAGTAACCCTTGTTGTATCTGTCACAAACACGAATAGCTTTAATTCGCTCTCGCTGCTGCGGCTCAAGCCACTCCATCACTTTTTTCAACAGTGTTGCTTCGTCGCTGTACTGTTGGGCGGATGGTAACGATTTGTTTCTGCTCATCATAATGCACCTCCAAATGGCTGCCAAGTGTAACTCCCCAGTTTGCAATTACAAAGCTAGGCACTTGCACAAGCACATTTCTAGGGTTTGTCACATTGACAGTTTTTACATGCACTAATCTACACCTCTTTCTCATTAGGCCGCCACTTAAGCGTTGCAGCGCCTAATTCTTTATCATTGTGTGTCGTGAATACAAAAGCTCTGTCACTGCCAAATGTTCGATAGGCAATGGTACTTACTTCTGCATCTTTAGGCAACTTCTGTAAGGATGCAATAAGTTCTCCAATAGTTATGTAATACATTAGATATTGCCTCCTTTCAAATGATTAAGCACTGCATAGCTTGCTTCACCTTTACCCTGAAGTACGTCACTGTACAGGACCCTGTCGATAGTTCCTTTAGCAATCATTACGTAGTAATCGCAATGCTTTGGCTGCTTCATCACATCGCCGTATATTCGTTCCATAGACTGCTTAAAAAGTTCATAGGACCAATTCAAGCTGAAATAAATCGATATGTGAGCATTTGTGAGCGTCAAGCCTTTGTCAGCTGATGCTGGGTTTGCAATCAGATACTGAATCTTGCCTTCTTTGAATAGCTTAATTGCTTCATTCTTCTCTGCTAAAGTTGTTTCACCATACACGCATCTACACGAGTCTCCAAGAGCCTGCTGTATAATTCTGAACTCTGCTTTGTAGTTTGCCCATATAAGAACCTGCTCGTCGCCAATCTGACCAAGCAGGTCAATAAGCTTTGCAAAACGATAACCGCTCAGCTGGTACAGCTCAGTTTTATCTTCGTTATAGAACTTGTTTTCTTTTACAGCCTGCGTGTCAATAATGAAGCCAGATGTTACCTGGTTAAGCTTGTTAAGTTTTGCAGCAGCGCTAGGCGCTGTAATTCTAAGTCCATCGCCTATTTCCATGTACAGCTCATTCTTAAGCTTATTGTAGTGCTTCTTAAGCTCAGCAGGCATCTCAAATTCCACCTCATGGAATGTTCTGCCAGGCGTTGTAAGTACGTCCTCTTTATCCACATACAAAGCATACTTCCTAATCAAGGAAAAGAGCTCGTCCTTTTTGTCTGGTCTTAAAGCCAGCTTTTCATACTGCGGATTGTAGGACATGTTAACAAAGTAGTGTTCCTTAAACTGGGAATAGCTCTGTTGTATTCCATAATAGTCCACGGCTCTTAGCTGCATATAATATTCCTGCTCACCATTAGGTGCAGGTGTGCCAGATAAAAGATAGAAGCGTTCTAGAGTCTGTGCAAAATCTACAAGCTCTTTACTGACCTTTGACTTCGGACTCTTCATATCTGAACTCTCATCGATAATACAGCCGACCAGGTGTAACTTATCGAAGTGTTCTCGGTACTTAACGAATGACTCAGTATTGGTCACGTAAATATTCGCTTCTGAGTTAATACGCTCTAAGCGCTTTGCAGGCGTTGCGGCGTGGCAACTAACAACTTTAATCTCTGGAATGAATTCAGCTGCATCAGGTATCCACGCATTCTCAATAAGAATTAACGGGCATACTACTAACCACTTGTGAGTAGGGTTAGCTACAATGTCGTCATACATTATTGATAATGATAAAGGTGTCTTACCTGTACGTGTGTCATAGAAGAACGCGTATCTGTCCTGGTATCTAGCAATCTCTCGCCCCAGCTGCTGATGGCGCATAAGCGTCAAATGTTCGTTCACCTTAAAGGGTTCCCTCGGCCCGTTCTTAATCAAATCTTCTACATTACTTCTAATGGCCAGTTCCTTATAAAAGTACTTCTGAACTTGTGGCGGAGCAGTGTCAATGTTATCTACGCCAATTCCTCTGAGTAGCTTCAGAACCTCTGGTACGTTATGTACAGACATTCTGTACTGAGTCTTTACTCTATTCGTATGAATAGGATAAATGCTAGACATTAGCTTCTGCGTTTCCAAATCATTGCGGTCGCACTGAACTTCAAGGCAGTTTCTAGACATCAATATTTTGTTTCTCAATCTGGACACCTCCTCAAACTAGTTACCCGCCTTTTAAGACTTTCATCCAAAGAATAGTCTGCACTTATCATGCAGACATCTTTGTAGTTCTAGCATCGGCTGAAAGCGAGGTAGATGACAAACTATCTCAAAAAGACCGATGCTAGGACTCTGGTGCACTTGAAGGGTTTCGAACCCCCAACCTCTCGGTTCGTAGCCGAGTGCTCTATCCGTTGAGCTACAAGTACACAGTGGAGCATAAGGGGCTTGAACCCTTGACTTCCTGCTTGCAAAGCAGGCGCTCTCCCAACTGAGCTAATACTCCTGATTGACAGCTTTCCCAGCTTCATAACTGTCATGTCCCAATGAACGCATTTATGTATCCGGTCCTTTACTTTGGTTTCGTCTGCCAGGACAATAATTGCGGGAGATGGATTTGAACCACCGACCTCTGGGTTATGAACCCAGCGAGCTACCAAGCTGCTCTACCCCGCCATAGAAGGAGTGCCATGACATACATTTGTGTTGAAGTAGGGATGAACTACACTCAATCGTATGCCATGGCGCTACTAGTCTGTGAAGTTGTTCACCGACTGTTAAGAGCCTATAAAGTAAGAGGTCCCGCGTTTTTACCAGCTAGAGACCTTATAGGCTCTTAACAGTCGGCGAGCATTCTAAGAACACACGCCGATTGCTGAGGTGTAACAACTACACCTCATGCTGTGAGATTTACATCTCAGCAGCTGCCTGCTCGTCATACACGTCGTCTTCACCAGCAGCTTCAGTACTACCCTCCATAGCGGCCTCAACGTTAGGAGCCTCACTCTCTGCAGGAGTACCAGCACGCTTAGCTTTCTCAGCCTTAGCAGCATCAACACGTGCCTGGTTAGCTGCGATAGCCTCCTCAGAAGCGCCACGCTGCTTAGCTTTGTACAGAACAGAGTTTGCGTTGATAATCTCACGCTTAAGCTGCTCGTCAGTCATATCCTCAAGAGCGATACCAGCCAGCTGACCACGCGGTTTCTTCTCAGCTACAGGAGCCTCGACTTCGATAGTGAACTTGTCACCAGCACTCATTCCCTCAGGAACAGTTACTTCAACTTCAAATTTCTTTGCCATGGTAATTACCATCCTTTCTTATATTCGACTATTGTCTCTATTAGGTGCCCTGCACCTTATGATATTATTATACACCCCCTACCCCTAAAAGTAAACCCCCTTTCCTTACGGATTTTCTACAGGTGTCCTTTGCGGGGCTGCCAGCGACTCGGCGTGAGCAAGGCCTTTGGCGTTTTCTTAACATCTCAACTTTCTTAACCTTCTTAACTTTTTGACGTACTCCCTCAAAACTCGTCTATAAGGATTTGTTTTTAAGTTTTTCAAAATGAAAATTGAAAACCGAACAAAAGTTGTCAAAAAGTTAAGAAGGTTAAGAATGTTAAGAAAGTTAAAAAATAAGATAATCTGATTGAATATTGATATTTGGGCTTTTTCTTATTTATATTTATTCCCTTATATATATTCACTATTTTTAGCAATTTTAATCGGTTCTTAATTAGCGTTGTAGTTATTAGCTTCGATTGCTTCACGCTTTGCCACGACATCGCGACTATATTTGCTTGTGTAGTTTCCAGCTTGCCAATTAAGTGACGCGCCATGCTCACCCATGTTGTAGGCCATAAGAGCCTTATGCTCATCACCGTATTTAATAAGAAGTTTAGATATGACGTAGACGCCAGCGTTGATATTGTCGCTAGCATCAAGAAAGTTAGTAGGTCCAAGTAAATCTACTAACCAGGAATGATTACAAGAATTTATTTGCATGATGCCATAATCATTTGTAGGACTGATAAGGTTCGCGGTGTAGTTACTCTCTTGCCACATCATAGCCAGCACGAGTTCATAGTGGTCCGGAATGTCATACTCTACACATTTGTTGTAGGTGTAAAGCTGTAAGTCTTTACTCAACGGAATGTTGTAGTATGTAGGCTCAGCGGCGCGCACCTCTGTGTCATCTACAAACAATCTTAATTTGTCGTTGGATTGCTGCAGCGCGGCGCTGAGTTCCTGATTCCTCGTAGTCAGCTCAGTAACCTGTTGGTTAAGTTTGTCAATATCACTTTGAAGAGCTTGTACACTTTTCTTGTGATATTGATTGAAGGCATATGCTGAACTGACTATAATGCTTGCAGAAACTACAAGACAAGCTATACGATGCCTCATCAACCTTCGTTGTCTGCGTCGCTTCGCCGCGGCGCTGTATTTGTATTTAGTACTCATCTTTCTGTACCTCCTTTACTTCCTTTATTATAATATATAAGAAAGAAGTTGTAAACACGTCCGTGGGAAACCGTGAGGGGCCGCCTTTAATATAATTATACAAAAATAGCATAGGCGTAACTATGAACGCGTAACTTGTTATATGCGGGTTCGTAATAAAGTTTTAGTATAAATTATCACCCTATAATTACGAACGTGCAACGCGTTTATATTTTAATAAGAAGAAACCCGGTACTTTCATACCGGGTCCCGTTTTAGCTAGGCTAATACAAGGTCTTTTACGTTGAATGGTGTACAAATGCCGTTTTTATCAAGCACTGCACGGTCTCCCTTAAGTTCATCTACAGTGTAAGTTCCCTTATAGACGAAACTTGCAACGCTGCCTCCAGTATAAGTCTTAGCACCAGACTTAACCTTTACTTTGCTACCTGCTTTAATCGTTGTGCCAGAGCTAGGCGTGCCAGATGAACCGTTTGTAGTTACAAAGCAATCAAAGCCAGCGGCTTTAAGCTTTGCAGCCTGCACATTTGCATTCTCTTTCTTAGAGTATGCTCCTACCTGTACTTTGTACAGTCCATCTACAACTGTGATACAAGTTTCAAAGCCTGCTTTCTTAACCTTTGCTTCAAGAGCCTGAGCATTGCTCTTATTCTTGAAAGCACCCGTCTGAACTCTGTAAAGAGTTTTAGAATTAGAAGGCTGCTGTGACGCTGCATTGCCGAGGCTGGCGTTTACTTTAGAGGCAAGGTCCCCAAGACGGCTGTACAGCCAGTTACCAGGACAAGACTTGTTTGCGAACCAACGATGTACAGTAAGCACCGCCTCGCCGTTCGCTGGCTCGTAAGATAAAGACTTATTCTTATCTGCGAACCAAAGCAGCTTCTTAATGCCATTACGCTTACAGATGTCAATGCACAAATCTACAAGCTTATTATAGACGGCACTATTCATAGTGTAAGGTTCTGACATATCAGAAGCACACTCAATAGTGATAGCACGCTGGTCATTGGCGTTGCTTGAACTGCACCAGCTGCGATTTGCCTCATCAACAATTAAGCATACGCGACCATCTTTACCAATACCATAGTTGCAAGATGCTTGTCTGGAGGTGCTTGTAAAGCAACCTCCAATAGACTCAGCAGAGAGCTGGCCTACAACACAGTGAGGTGTGATACGGTCAATCTTATGAGTACGCTTACCACTGTGGTTAGGACTCAATACTGTGCAATTTACTAAAGAACTGTTTGACATACTTATTCCTCCTTTTCTACTTTTGCTTTGTCATACAGACGAGTATCAATTCTAACAATTCGCTTGTGCATGTCATTCATGATGTCATTCATATCATCAAGCTTTCTAAGAACTTCTTTCTGGTCCTTATCGTTAGAAATGATAACTTCATTAAGCTTCAGGTTGTTATCCGAGAAGCTAGTTACAAGCTCATCAATCTTGACGCAGAGCTTATCTACACTTTTGTTCTGCTGCTTGAACATTGAAATGACAATGACCAGGACAATGAACAGTGCCGCTCCAGGAATACCAAGGTTGAGCCAAGCTTCAGGTGTGATGCCTTCCATACAGGTACCTCCTTTCTGCTTATTTATACAAGTCCCAAACATGCTCAGGTGGCATGTAAGGAAGAGGTATCTTAAAGAAGAAGTCATACTGAATTTTCATTGTATTCAGTGTTGTTTTTGTGATAGGCGCTGCGAGGCGCGTCTGAGCAGATATAGGTCTTATTGCTAATACATAAGAAGAAGAATAAAGCCCTTTAGCTATCGGCAAAGAAGCATGGAATTCAGTTGGATAACCCCAAGCAGGATTCTCGCTTCTTTGACCAATACTTACAAAGGAACATGAATAGTCCTCTTCTAATACATCTGACTCGCTAGTGTCTACTTTTAGGTAATAGCCATTTCTGCATAAAATCCTATCATCAATCTTTTTAAGAACTTGGTAGGCTGTGTAGTGCTCATACGTACACCAAACATCCCAAGGATTAGGCACATGTAACCATTGCTTAGTGAGTACATTATACATAGAGTATACTGTGACATGATAAGCTTTATTCTGCTCTAACTCACCCTGACTATTTCTGGTAGGAAAAATATAAGAAGAGTCTTTTCCACAATAGAGCACTTGAATACCTACCCAGCCATCGTCATCACAATAAGCTCTGAAGGAGACACTAGGCGTATATGCAAACGCCCCAAGCTTGCTATTGTTACGCAGCTCTACTAACTGTGGAGCGCTAGCAATAAGGTCTTCGTTCCAAGTATCTATAATAGCACCAGTTGTATCATGCTTATTAACGGTTAACGTCATAGAGAAAGTAGAGGTGCCTGCGTTTGCGTATGAAGACTCGAATGTATAGTAGCATCCATTAACCTCATACTTATTGTGAAAGCTTTCATCCGTTTCAGTCTTAAGAGTCTCTATACCATTGATAGCCTTGATAAAGTTGAGCACTTTATAGTATTTGTTATCTTTTACTTGATACGCATTACCTCTTTTATCAAAAGTTAAATCTGACAATGAGTTATAGTTTCCATTAAATGGCTGAAGAGTAGCGACGAAACGTGGGTCATATCCACTATCGTCATAACCACTTGGTCCAACAGGCATCCAGTAAATATTCTGAATTTTGCCATTACCAGCCGATGTAGGCCAGTCGTACACAAGATGAATGTGCTTATAACCGTTGTCTTCAATCTTTGAGTAACTTTCAGAAGAGTTATATGTGCCACGATACTTACTTGTACCGGCTCCGCTTGTATCTTCTCTATTGCATATACCTACAACATTTCCGTGAATAAAATACAAATCTTCTAATTCACCAATGTCACTGTCACTTAATACGATAGATGCAAAAGATGGATAGGAGCAGCCGCCATTAAGCGATGCATTGTTAAGTTGCTGAGCGATAGACCCATACGCATTGCTTTCAAAGAATGGCGTAATAGCGTTCTCTGTAACAGCCTCTTCTACAACCTTTCCTGATGCGGCATCGCAGAGTTGAATTGTCACACGGTTGTGTGAAGCCTGTACAGGCTTGAGCACTCTCTGCTCGTAGTGCTCACCTGTAACAAAGTTATGATTAGTCTTTATGACCTGTCTCATATTTCTCATTATTCAGTTCCTCCAATCTTCTTAATTTTAATCAGTCCATCTGTTCGCTCAGTGTTGAGCTCAGCAGTTTTATTCTCACCAGCGTTATAGGAACTACCACCGTGTGAGCCAAGCACGCCACCGCGGTAACCCCCTCCGCCGCCTCCATCACCATCGTCTTGTTGGAGCCGCCTCCGCCAAAGCCGGCATAGGAGCCATTACCACTACGTGTATAGTAGTAAGATGCAGCGTCGCCACCTACAAGGAATGATTTACCACAGTAAGAACTGTTCCTATATTGTCTGTAACCACCACCAGAGTAGTCATTGGATAAGAATGCATCACTATTGCCTTCATCAAGTAACGCATTATCACCAGGCGTACCAGAGTAAGCAGCGTCGCCACCTCCGTTACCCGCACCAGCAACTACTAGAGGCTTTACAGGTATTGTACCAAACAGCATGTCTGTCTGGGTATCATCCTTGACGGCTACTACAGACATGCCGCCGCCTCCACCTGTTGTGGCATCACCTGATGTCTGAGGGTTATCTGTGCCCTTCTGGCCAACTAACAAGTAAAGCTCATCATTGGCTGCCAGGTCAAACTCACCACCGATGATAGCACCAAAGCCTCCCATGCAGTTAGCATTAGAACCACCACCTTTACCACCGGCAGCACCGATAGCTACAATCTTATACTTGCCGGTTTCAGGAACGATGTATTTCTGAATACCGTTGGTAACTTCAACAGTCTGCTCGTACCGGGCATCCGCATCAGCTTGCACAGGCTTATCTTTACCTGTATGGCCCAGCGTTGTAAACTTCAAGCTACTATCTGTTGCAGCCGATACAACCTCGCTAGGCGTACTTTCCTCCATTGCAGTACATCCAGTAGCATAGAAGTAATACTGCGTATCTGTCACCAGATTTGTGACAGATACGTTTCTCTCTGTCACCTCTATATAGTCTGTTAAGTGCTCTGGTTCAATACCATAATAAACTCTGTACTTGGCAAAGCCCTCATAGTCTGCATATTTGTCTGGCAAGTTAATAACCATCATGACAGATGTTTGTCCAGTGGTCACATCAGAGATGCTAAGTACAGGAAGCAGCGGTCTAGCGGAACGAACTTCAGAGAACCAACTTTCCTCGTTAGCTTTGACTCCTGTGAGAGCTATAAAGTACTCTACATTATTCTGTAGATTTTCAAGCACTGCTTGCATCTCTTCAGTGTTGCTAAGCAGCTGTAGGTTATCCTCAGACGTACCGAGGTACACATTGTAGGAGTCATACACAGCACCTACTATTTGCCACTGAAGAGTAATCTTACTGATGTCTGCTTCGCACAGCAAGAAGCGAGGAACAGGCGTTGTAGGTACTGTGCTAAGCACATTAGACTTTTCACTTTCTCTACCATAACCGAGCGTAGCAGCGGCGAAGTAATACTTCGTTCTATTATCTAAGTCAGGTATCTCACAGAATGTTGCACCGACATCTGATTGCATTGACTGGCCAAAATCTACACTGTTTCCATAGTACACCTTCATAGCTCTCGGTTGACCAGCAGGCGGTTGCCAGTGCACTCTAGCTCTACTGTCTTCTGCAATAGCAAAGGTAAGTAGCGGAGCGTTGAGTGGAAGGTTAGACTCATCCGTGCTGTAATAAACTACAAAGTTGTTTAGAGTGAAGGACGTTTGCTGAATGGATGAAACCATGTAAACCGCTATGGTAAGTTTACTAGCGCCGCCACGCTCAAAGAGCTTCTTGAATGTATCACTATTTAGTGTAGCCAGCTGGGTAAGACTTATACCCTTCTGATTCATAGCAGACACAGTAAGTTCAATAGGCTGCCATTCCTTATTCTCGTCTATGGTAAACCAGCTAGAACCGTCTGTACTGAAAGCAACCTTCATGTTAGGTGCACCAGATACGTTAGCTTCTACACAGTTTATTAGAGGCTCATAGTTCTCAGTAGGATAAAGCACATCATATGTGACAATACCTTCACCTATACCATTTTCAAAAGTAAGGCCAGTGCTGGTAAGAGATAGATTGCCTGTAATGTGTATTGCTTCTGCCTTTGAAGAATTATATATCCAGTACTCAGTGGCTCCAAACGCTTTGACGTCTGCAATAGGAATATCTGCAGTATAACCAAGCTCTTCAATATCTACACCTGGATAAGTATACCTCTCAATGTTATCAATGTTGGTATACTCACTAGTAGTAACTTCACAAGTTGTACTACACTGAATAAGTCCAAGCTTAAGAGTCGGATAATCTTCATACGTTTCAGATACTTCAGCATGAGGATACTCACCACCCTGGCCATTAAGAATACCGCGACCTTCACAGGTGTATCTCACTGCCTTTGCCTGAATGGATGCCTTAAGCTTTCCATCAATCGGTAAGGTTGCAGCCAGATTTACCTTGCCTGATGCAGTACCTGATAATTCACCACTTATATCTTCAGAGGTACTTGTCTTACCTGTGAATGTTCCGTTAACTGGAAGTGATACAGAGCCAGATACATTAAGACTCGGAGCACTTTCGTATGCTTCAAGTCTGACAGTTACTGATACTAGGTGTGCAGCTGCTTGTACCTGTAAGAAAGAATGCGGAATACCTACAAAGCCCGGCCCCTCCTGAGCTTGTAGAACTATAGGAGCATATGGCTCTGGTGAACCGTCTACCTTAATAGTTACAATCATTTTACACGAAGTCTCAACTACATAACTGAAAAGTAAATGGCAAGAAAGGTTACCAGCTTCACCCATTGCAAAAGGTAAGTTTACAATTTCAGTTTCACTAGTACCGATTGTAATTGCATTCTCATTAAATGTAGACAAAAATTGTGGTAGCAAAGACTCAAGAGTATTAAGCGTATTTTTATCAACGTCTGAGCTAGGATACAATTTCCATTCTAAGATTTCCACATACTCTTCAGTATTAAACTGAAAGATTAGTGTATCAAAGTCTGCGACATTAGTAATGAGCTCCGCCTGCATAAAGTAGGAAGTAGACGTTTTGCTTGTTACTTGGAAAGGTGCCGTAAAAACTTGGTACTTCTTATCTTTGTCCTTAATCAGTAACTTTGCAAAAGCAGCCGGTGAGAACTCATCGAACTCACCTGTAAATTTAACAGTTACCTTAAAGGCTTTAGGAGTGAACTGAACTTGGTCATGTGTTAAAGTTGTAGAGGCTGTTCCATTTGCTTCAAGCTTAATCAAGTCTTTAGTCATGGTAGCTTTACTTAAAGTCCAGGACTTAGGGTCCACAGGAAGGACATTAGCTAAATATTCCATTATCTGCTCACCTCCAATATCTCTGAATTAAGTAGTGTTATTTCACACGATAGAGAACCTACATAGCTGTATTTTATTCTCTGCAGTATACCCGTAAAGTCAAGATTGTAGTTAGCACTCTGCACGCGTATTTTATCACCTATACTAAGTAATGGGTTTCCTCTAACCTGTAAAGTTAAAGTAGGCATATCACTATTAACAAATGCTTCAAGCATTGCCTTGTACTGTTTTGCATAGTCCGTAGTCTGAACATACCTGTTCGTAACCTTTAGAACATTCGAAGCATTATCTGTGAGGATAGATTGTACAAAGTCAACAGCTATACCATACACTGCAAGGTCAGAAGTAGTTTGTGTACTTTCATTTCTAGTTACAAGAGTTATATCCCATGGTGAATTGACATAATCTACAATGGTAACCTCCTTATTCTCAGTAAGAGCATACACATTTGTAACCGTCTTAGCAGGACCTTTGCTAAATGCAACCTTGTTGTGTGTAAATACACCAGCGGGCACATTTGCTTCTTTAATTTGTAATAGCTGTATTGCTTCTGTTAGCTGTGGCAAAACGTATGTAAGCTCAACACCTCCATACGTCTTAATGATAGACTGCTTTGCATCTACACTTATAATCTGGTCACCGTCTGTAATGGTAGCTCTTAAGGGTTTACTACCATCAAGAGGCTCAATGATAATATCTCCATTCTTATTACAGAGGCAATAGGCTATTGCACCTTGAAGCATCTCCTGTAGATATTTTTTCTGTTCGCCCTCTGTAAATGTATACAGAAGTCTAGCGTTTAGCTCATGTGACACTGTGACAGCATATCCCAGTGCATCAAACACTTCCTGAAAAAACTCCTCCTGAGTCTTATTAAGACCTACAGGAATTACAGGAGCAGGCTCTAAGAACACTTGCTGTAACTTATCATCTGCTGTAATAGAAGCAGCGGCGCCCGTTACAGTGGCATTCCAGTCTGAAACGTAATATACGCCCATCTTTATCCAATTGACATCTTCAGTCTCATCGTCAAGGTCTGGCTTCATATACGGTATGATTGGAACATTTATTTTTATCCTACCATAATAAGGGCTTTCAGGATTGGTTGGGCTGAATATACCGTTATCGTTGTACAGACTAAATGCAAGCTCGTTAGCTGAGATAGCCCCAAGCGGATTATTGTCTTCAGCACCAGCTTCCTCAAGAAGTTCAGCGTCTATCAGGTAGTCACTCCTAGTAACCGTCAATGGTTCATTCTGTAAGCCATCAAAGAAGATGTCAAGCTTTAGCAGAATGCATCTACTATGTGCATTGAAATCTTCATCTGTAGCATCACGTACGATTGTATCTGCCATGTAGCACCTCCTTTACTGTTCGATTAGGTTGAAAGTTACGTTCTTCCAAACCCAGTTTGTAGTCTTGCCTGCTTTATGCAGTTCAGTTGGTATAGAACCTACATACACAGTAGCAGACTTATCTGTACCATTCTCCATATACTTAAGGGAAAAGAATAATGATTTTGTTTCCCAAACTGCTTCTAGAATGTTGTCTAAGTCATCACCAGAAATAGCATCATAAGTAAAGTAGAACTTTCGCTTTTTAGCAATTAAGTCACCAACCATTTTAGCATCTGCAAGACGCTCCATATTGGTAACATTGTATCTTTCTATTTTGAACGAGGAGGGGTTCTTAATAGCCCTCCCGTTCACAGTGAAATTACTAGCCATTACTAACCCCTCCTCTTATTCTCTTGAAGCTGAATAACTTGCATCTTACGGTTAAGCTCTTTCAGGCTCCTTTCATCTGCAATTAGCGTTCCAACATATAGTGGCTGTAACTGTCCCTGATTACCAGCGATATTAGCTACAATAGGCATTAAGCTGGCAGTGATACCATTAGCAACGGCATCTACAAATGGCTGCATTGCTCCAGCATTCTCAAGAGGAATAACCGCTTCTGCTTTATTACCCTCAGCGAACCTTGCAATGTGTTCTCTGTTGAAAACACCACCAGTAGCATGACCTGCCTTAGGACTACTACTGTTATTGCTTGTGTAGCTTGTATCAGTGCTCTTAGCTTTGTCATTAAGACCAAAGAACTCTCTGAGCTTAGTAATGCCATCGTTTATCCAACCAAAGAATTTGCCGAACACATTATTCCACAGGTCAGAAATCCAACCAGTAAAGGCATGGTAGATGTTACTTATACCATTCTTTACTGTGGTATACATGCTGCCAATCTTTTCTTTCATGGTACTATACATGTTACCAAAGAAAGTCTTTACAGAATTGTAAGAGTCAGATACCTTCGTCTTAATGGATGTGTAGATGTCTCCAAAGTAAGACTTAACAGAGCTATACGCCCCAGAAATCTTTTCTTTTATTACATTCCAAATATTTTGAAACCAAGTAGAAACAGTTGTCCAAGCTTCCTTTACCTTGCCTGTGATAGTCGTAAGAATATCACCAAAGAACTTAGTAACAGTTTGCCATGCACCGGAAAGCTTCTCTGAAATGGTAGTCCATATACTCTGGAACCAAGTAGAAACAGCTGTCCAAGCTGCTGTTACTTTTTCTGTTATAGTGGTAAGAATACTCTGGAACCAAGTAGAAACTGCTGTCCAAGCTTCAGAACATACTCTACCAATCTCTTCTGCAATAGGTGTGAACCATTGAACGATAGCATTCCATATATCAGTTACAACCTTAACAATCAGGTCCTTAATGAATCCAAAGATGTTAGAGATAGTTGTCCATATAGTCGTGCATACAGTAGATACTGCAGTAGAAATATCATTCCATACTGTTGTAATAGCCGTCCAAATGTCACTCATCACAGTTCCGATAGCTGTAACAATATCATTCCATACTGTTGTAATAGCTGTCCATATATCAGACATAAATGTTCCGATAGCTGTAACAAGGTCGCTAAAGACCGTTGTAATACCCGTCCATAAGTCAGAAGCAAATGTTGCAACGCCTGTAGCTACATCTGTAAAGAACTGCCCAATCGGTGCAAACCATTGAGACACGCTTGTAGATATAGACGTCCAGATGCTACTGAGAGTACTTGAGATGCTCCCAACTACTCCGGATAAAGTTTGCTGTACACCAGAGAAAAATCCGGCAATGCTCTTACCCGCTTCGCTGAACTTTTGGCCTAAGCCGGAGAAAAAGCTTGCAATGCTCTCTCCAGCACTTACAAACCATTCTTTTATAGGTTCCCAATGTTCTACTATCAGTCCTACTAGTCCTCCAAGAACCGCGCCAACTACAGCGCCGAGCGCCGCACCAAGGGGTCCTCCAATAGAGCCACAGATAGTACCTATTAAAGCTCCTATAGGCAGACCAGCTGTACCACCTATGATGGAGCCCTTAAGAGTAGTACTCAAATAAGACCAGAAGTCACCCACAATAGTACCTGCAAGCTGTCCTAGAGCTCCACCTACGATAGAACCGATAGGTCCTCCAAGGATGAGTCCTGTGATAGAACCAATTATGTTACCTATAGACTGCCCAACGGAGCCATTCTTTATATCTTGGTCTGTTAAGTCAAACTCTGTCTTAAGCCATGCAGACAGTGCGTTTGACAATAAACCAACACCCAGGCTGACGATAGCACCTATAACTCCTGTTTTTAGACAATCCTTTAGACTACTACCAGCAGCATGCGCAAATCCTGAAAAGACATATTCGCCTGCGCTATTAAGAGTTTCTACAACAGTGCTACCCATAATATACTTAGCGATTGCTGCAAAGAAGCCTGAAAAGGCTGCGCCAGCTAAAGACACGTATTGCTGAACGTCTGTGACGCCAAGTGCCTGTGCAATCAGTCCCCAAATGCCACCTGCTAGTGTTCCAATGATGGCTCCAATTTTTGCTCCAGCAGGGCCTCCAAGAATACCTCCTAGAATAGCTCCAAGAGCAGTACCTATGCCCATTGTAATGGCTGCTTTCTTCTTCTCTTCAGGGCCAAGACCAAGCTTATCAGCTATAGCATTCCAGAGTAATCCGGCAATAGCACCTGCAACGGCGCCTATCTTTGCTCCAAGGGGACCGCCTATAAGGCCTCCAAGAATAGCTCCAAGAATAGCTCCAAGACCTGCTGCAGCAAATTTATCCTTAAGAGCCTTCGTCATTTTTGTTACGAAGTTATCTGCAAAGCCCTCAAAGCTTGGTACTTCTGGAATGAACGTACTAGCGTCTATACCGGACATATCTGGAATGTTTAAGTCAAAGCCTGTATCAGAGTTAGCACCTTTGTTAGTGCCCTCATCCGGTTGGTTAAGCTTGAATACTTCATCGAATGAAAGTAAGCCCTTGGCTGCCTTAGTAGCTTTACCAGTAGAGTCTGCTAAGTCATCCATGTTATCTTTAGTGGTATCAAGAGCTTCGTTAAACTTATTCAAGTCATTAGCTCTCTCCTTCTGAGATGGCAGCAGTATCTTATCGGGGTCCATGCCATTGATAGCTGTTACCTTTTTGAACATGCCACTGATTGCATTGCTTAACTTTCCAAAGCCTCCAGAGAGACCCACAACCAATCCTGTAAGAGCAATAAGCAATGACCAGAATGGATGTGCAGCGACGAAGGTAAGCATTGCAGATAAACCTACAAGCGCTTCGGAGATTAGTGTAATAACTCCAGCAACTACAGACGTAGCTATTGCCTTCACCTTAAAGACTACCCACATCGTCGCAGCAGCTGCAAGAGCGGCAGTAAGGATTTTCATAGCCGTTGCATTATGCGTGATAGCAGATATTAACACAGACAGTATATTAAGCACCGTTGTAAGAATAGGCGCAAAGGCATTGAATACTCTGATTAGTGCCTCAAGTACTGGTCTCAGTAAGCCACCAAGAGCAGCTACTACTCTAACAACTGCTTGGAATAGGTTACCAAGGTTAGCTACAAACATTCTTAGCGTTTCGTGCAGTTCAGGCGGGAAGAGTGCTTCAAACACGCCTCCAACACCTTTAAGTTCGAAGATTTCTCGCATCTTATACAAGAACTCTCCAAGAGCATTTAAGGCAGACTTAAGCCATACCGTTAAAGGTTCGAATACGCCAGCGAAGAGCATGCTGGCATTATCTTTGATATTACTAATGATACCTTTAAGCGTTTTAGAGGAAGCATCTACAACGCCTCCAAAGCGTTCCGTCATACCGTCTACAAGAGCATTGATTGCAGTACTTGCTGGAATGTTAAGCTTACCAATTTCAGATAGCTGCTTCTGAGTAAGCCCTAACTTTTCCTGTAAGATTTCATAGGCAGGAATACCTGCTTCAGCTAACTGCCTCATTTCCTCGTTCATCAATTTACCTTTAGTGTAAATCTGACCGAGAGCTCTTGAAACGGACTCAATTGTTTGCGAATTACCTTGCATAGATGAAGCAGCAAGAACACCATTCATTACATACATGACGTTCTTGTACTGAATACCATATGCTAGTAATCGCTTAGCCGCAGCTTCAGACTCTTGGAAAGAGAACGGCGTTTTAGCCGCAAAGTCCTTAAGTACATTGATGAATTCGTCAGCTAAGGCAGTGTCACCAAATAAGTTAGAGTAAGCAATCTTTGCATACTCAAGTTCCTGGCTAAATTCCCAGACTGCATCAGTAGCACTTCTAATAGCATTCAATCCTCCGTAGAACACTTTAGAAATCATAATACCTTGAACAATACGAGCTACATCTTTGAACTCAAACTTAGACTTCTTAGCAGGCTCTACCATTCCTCCGTTAATCTGACCTCTAAGGTTGGCAGAAAACTGGTTTGCTAAGCTAGAAGCTCTTCGCATGTTGCTTGCAAAGTTTTGGATATTAAGATTTAAGTTTGCAGTCAAATTTGCAAAGCTAGCCATTGTAACACCTCCTTATCACCAACCTGGAATTTGGTCTATATAACCAACGTGGTCAGTAGAATTTCCTTGTAATTTTCCACCATGCAGCCTTTGCTGCACATCATGATGAACGTCTAGCTGCGACTTAAATTTTCTAGGCGTCATGCGCATTATTTCTTCGTCAGTATAGCGTAGCCAAACTCTCCCAACATATAAAATATAGGGCCAATCCCAGTCATCGGAACTGAACGGATTGGCCCCATTTTTATTGCTGGGATTTAGGCGTTTGGGTCCTGTGCACCGTCCAGCTTAGGTTCTGTATTTTCAGGGAGCTTTTCAGCCTCAGGCATGTCTGCATCAAATGCATCACCAAGAGACGCCATAAGTTCCTGCATATACTGAATATCAATAAGATTACCGACTTGCTGTTCTGTAAGGTCAGGGTCTTCATGAATAAGACCTGCCCAGAGGATGCAACGAACGGCTTTGATACTGTTGTTATCAAGCTGCTTAAAAGCTTCTTCAACAGAACCGTATCGGTCCTCAAGTTCAGCCATAGCATTGAGCGTAAACTTAATTGTACGCTCAACGCCGTCTGTAAGGGTAATCTTAACAGCTTTAGGCTTTACATCCTTTACGTTAGCCATTAGGATACCTCCAATCATTTAACGGAATTGTTTACTCAGCAGCTTTAATCTCACCCGCAACAAGAGTGTGGGCTGTGAACTTAACTACTTCATTTGCAGAAGTCAGTTCGTACACTGCTACGTTCTTACCGGCTGTAACACCAGTAATATTGTTACCAGATACATAAGTAGTAGCACCTGAAACAACAGCACCTACATTAGGTGTCTCCTGTTTGTTATCTGCTACTGCGTATGCAAAGTGGTTGCCTACACCAGCTTCGCCAGTGATGGTAGCTTTAGTAGCTCCTGTAACAGAACCTGCACTAAATGCAACCGTAAGAGCTGGAGCAGGCTCTCCAGCCTGTTCAGCAACTGTGATGCTATCAAAGTTAGCTTTGATAGTAGCTACCAATGCCCCTCGAGAAAGATTCTGGGAAACGTCTGATACGTTCTCGATAACTTTGTCATCTACCATAACCTTTACAACTTTGCCAGAAGCATCAGTGGTAATGTTTAATGCACTCATTCGTTATCCCTCCTTAACTCGGCATCTTAACAGTATCAAACCAAGAAGACATAGCAGCTTCGCTTGCTCCAGAGCTATCACCGTCAAGTTCATACTTCCACATACGAACCTTCTTACTGCCTACAGTAACTGGGTAATTCAGCTTAACGAACTGACCCTTGATAGTATCAGCCTGGAAGTTAATGCTGTCACCCTTAGTTTCATTCTGGTCCTCAGGGTCAGTGAATTTTCCTTTGTACAGCCAGACGTAGCGATAGTTACCATTAGACTTCAGAGACCTGAAGCCAATAGCAACAAAAGGCGGAACGTCAGAGTCGCCATACACAAGGCCACCGTCACCATCAATGGTATGACCAAGAAGGTCTGCCTTATTTTCTGTGGTAAGTTCGTTTTTCTTGATTTCCACTTCAATCTTACCAAGCGTTGTAGCAGTCTCCATAGGACCATCGTCAGCAAACAAGGTTTCCTGTGAAGCATTCGGGTTAATGTTAACAGACATTACACCAGGTGCTGACTTAGGTTTGTCATACACAGGAGCAGTCTTAGCGGTATCTTCTGTAGTCTGAAGAGCATACACAAGATTATCGCAACCAATTCTTGTAGCCATGTTTCATTCCTCCTATTCAATAGTTGTTGTTACTCCAATATTGAAGCCATACGTCACTCTATCATTGTTGTCCTGACCGATTTTGAACGGCGGCTGTCTAAGATGAACCTGCCCCCATCGGTCTGGAGTAAACTGCACAATCAGATTATCTGACGTAAGCAATTTATAAATATCCAAAGCTTTCTGCCTTGCAACATCGGCATCCTTATCTCGAACAGTAACCTGTACAGACCTGTTAACATTCGGGTCATAGAATACTGCCGGGTCACCCTTGTACTCGTGCAGAGCTACCAAGGAGTCAGGCGCTTCTGGTGTAAAGTCTCTAAAGGCATCTACACCATCACCTTGAACAATCTTGTTGTCCGCAAGGAACGTCACGATGTCTAATAGTAATGGATTTGACATAATGCGCCTCCTCTCTTAATCACTCATACCTGCCAAAGACTCCTGAGCGTACGTAAATACGGTCCTAGGAAAGTTCTCTTTGGCATATTCTCGCACAGGGTCTTCCAAGAACTTAGCCTTACCAGTAGGATGATAAACTGATAAGTCCTCATGCACCTTCACCATATAAGATGAAGCCCTGCGACCTGTCTTTGGATTGACAGGGTCTCCGTTTCCACCATAACCTACAATCGCTTCATATGTCCAAGTCGATGCAGATGTATCTGTACGTCTAGACACTTCATAGAATGCACTCATAAGTAAGGTGTAGGTATCTTTCGGTACTTCAGCCATACTGTTACCAAGAATTTCTTCACAAGCAGCCGTTGTAGCTTTCTTAGTACCTTTGCCTAAGTTTCTAATAGCAGCTTCACACTGCGCTTCGAAGTGGCTTAAGCTACCTTTGTCAAAATCAAAGCTAAACGTACCCTTCATTACAGATACACCACCTTGATGTCAGGCTTACCATTCCTATAGAATGTTCCGATACTTTTGATGCTCTTTTCAGAGCCTTCAAAAATTATGCAATCGAGCTCAGAAACGGCTACTGAACCATCTACATAAAGTTGCTTGTTAGAAACAACCTCAGTACCTGTATTATCAGTTACCGTTGTTACTTTACCTTCAGCATAACACTGTTCGTCGACAGGGTCTCCGTACAGTTTTGTACCTGTGCCGCTTCGCCTGATAAACGGCTTTATTTGTACTGGAAGGTTCATCCATGCTTTAAGACTCTTATACACGGTAGTCACCTCCTCTAGGAGATGGGTAAGGAGGATTATTCTGCATTCCTTTTCTGAATATCTTAGGGTACGCATACTTAGGAAGTGATAGTCCAGCAGATGTACACTTAGCTTTGTAGCTATCTGCTTGTTCCTTAAAGTACTTAAGTCTTTCTGTAGGGTCTTCCGATTGTGGACCAAGACTTCTCTTAATGTCCCTTGCAAAGATTGTTGCAGCTCTGCTAAACAGTTGGTATAATACCTGGTTCTTATTAGGACCATAGGTATCAATGATGTACTGAATTTCTTCGTCCTGCATAATAGGCTCAGACTCGTTGGTATCTCCGATTAAGAATCTACACTCATCAACTTGACTGTTAGCAGGATTTCCAGAATATGTCCAAGACATCAAATCACCTCCTACTTAGTTACTGCAGCAACTACTTTCTTTGCCTCGGTAGGCTTAGCTGCCACCGGAGTGGCCACTTTAGGTTGAGCAGCCATCTTCTGTTCAGCTACGGGCTGTTTAAGTGGTGGAAGGTCAATGCCATATCTCTGCTTAAAGAAATCAGTATACTTATCAAAGTTATGCTCGTTAACTTCAACAATGTGACCCTCTAAGAGTCTATGTCTGAATCTTTTAATGCCTGCCGGCTCAACAATAGAACCGGCAGGTACCATACCCGAAGCATCCCTAAAAGCACGCTTAACTACAAACATTAGTCAACGATGTCCTTGAAGAACGTACCAAGGTCTGCACAGATTTTCTTTGCGTCAAAGGCAATCTCACCTTCAATACGTTCAGTGCCAAGGCCGAGCATATCCATAGGCAGTCTAACGATACGGTTACCATATGCTCCAGAACCCTCAAGGCCAGTCCATGCAAAGATATAACCAGCGGAAGGCTTCTTAAGAGCCGGACGAGGATTGCTGTAGCACAGCAATGCATGTTTACCCATAATGAAGCCAACATTGTCTGCTGCACCCTTAGCTGCGGAGTTAACTACAGACCAAGCAACATACACATGCTCAACTTCAAACAGAGTAGCAAGCAAGTCTGCTGTGACAATACCCTTCTGAGTATACTTGATACGGTCAAGAATATCGAAGTGGTTCTTAAGGGCATTGAAAGCAAACGGAGAAAGCACAAGAGTGTTAGGTTTGTAACCTGTCTCAGATGCCATCTGAACACCTGCCTCAGTAATGTCCTTAATAGGATTAGACGTATCCTTATTCCACTTGATAGCCTGGTTAGTAGACGGAGTAGCATCTACACCAGAAATCTCACGGCCCCAGACACCAGCCTTAAAGAACTTTGTAGCCCATTCCATTTCGCGACGAATAAGCATCTTCTGAGATACGAAATCAGTCGCATCAGTGTCAGCATCAAGCGGCTCGTCATAGTTTGCACGCTCCTCAGGAGTAACATCCTTGTGGAATGCATGCTTACGGCAGTAGTACGGGTCACTTGCTTCAACACCGTAATCGCCGCCGGCAGACTCACTTGCTGCGCCACGTACCTGTGCTTCATCACGCATGAAGTCACCTTTGTTGTAGATGTAGAAAACATCTGACTGTCTCTTAACAGGGACAATCGGGAAAACTTTGTCTGCAATGAAAGCAGACGCATCCTGCATATAAGCAACGGACGTATTGGTTAATGCTCTATCAATATGAGCGTTCTGCATAGTAGGCATTATTTTGCATCTCCTTTCAATTAGTTAATCTTAACTGCTGCAAGACCACCTGCAACAGCAGAAGTGATTACAATACCAGCAGCTACAGTGCCGGTATCAGTTACTTTGCCATCAGCGTCAGCGTAAGCAATCTTACCTGCGGTAACGGCCTTAGCTGCTTCAACCATCACAATACCGTCTGCAATCTCCAGAACCTGACCAGCAGAGGTCTTGTTCATAGACGCACCGATAATGTTAGAGTCTGCAACAGCCTGAATGCCATTGCTGTTAGCATCAACAGCAACGAAACGATGTCTCTCTACAGCACCACCTGCCGGCAAGCTGAAACGAAGACTAGGAATTTCATATGCGTTCATTAGTTTGCACCTCCCTGTAAATACTCTTTGTAAAGTTCAGGATTTTCCTTGATGGCAATAGACACAGCCTTCTGCTTAGTGACGCTGTCACGTTTAGCAATCTCATCTGCCTTAGCCTCAATCTTAGACCAAGCATCTGCACCCTTGCTACCAGCATTGCTCTTGCCGACTTCATCAAGAACAGTTCCTTCAATTGCTGCATTGATAGTTGTAAGAACATCTACCATATCAGCACTACAGCTCTTAAGTACACCAACGAGCTTTTCAGACTCGATAGGTAATGCTTTAAGTTCTGCAGCCTTTGCAACTGCTTCGGCCTGCTTCTCAGCATCTTTAGCTTTACGCACTTCCTCTTCAGCTGCTTCTTTCTGAGTACGCATCTTAACGAACATTGCACGTGCTGCAGCAGGCATACTCTTCAGAGTTTCCTCTTCGTCAAATGCAGCCTTTTTCTTAGGCTTGCCACAAGACTTGCACTTACCATCTTCGTCCTCTTCACCGTCACAGGTACACACATCAGACTGCTGAGATTTAAGCGTTTCAAGTTCAGACTCGGCTTTTTCCTTGTCCTCATTTGCCGCCTTCAAATCTTCCTTAGCCTTCTCAAGGTCCTGCGTAGCAGTATCGCGCTCAGTGGTTACGGTTGCCAAATCTTCTTTGGCCTTCGTTACATCACCTGACAGTTTGTCAAGTTCTGCCTGAATAACCGCAGAATGCTCCGGTTTCATTTTACTAAGGATTTCCTTAATATCCATGGTTGCACTTCGCTCCTTTCTTTTATAAAGTTCTATGAAAGCTGCCGAGTTGGCTCCTTCATCAACTAAGTCGACTCGGTCAATAACCAAGTCCTCAAGTAAGTATGGCATAAGTCACACCCCCTATTTATATTATACGTCGTTTGGCCCGATTGTATAACACTAAAGCTTAACTCGTTTTGCATTGCCTTGGATAGAAAACATTTTGAATGTACCATCCTTAACTTTAGCGAATACTTCAGGGTCGGTTACTTTAACTGTGATGAACCATCCTTCAGGTACCGTACCTTCTGGAATACCGATGCATGCCTGCTTCTCCTTGGTAAATACAATTGACTCTACAACTGTGCCCTTAGCTTCACCTTCATGCATTACGCCGCTGCCTCTGTAGTCCATCATAAATTGAATAGCAGCTTTCTCAAGTACCTCAGGTCTAATGACATCTCCCTGCCAATCTAACGGTAAAGAACCATCAGCATTTACAGCTACATTAGCCCAGCCACTTACCAAACCTTCATCACTGTTAGATTTGGTAATATCAAACAGTACATCTACACAGCACTGGTCATGCACTGGAGCTTCCTCTGTGATATACACACTTTCACAGTGAGAAATGCGCTGCACCGTGCCATCTTCACGATAGACACTAATGTCTTTAGAACTGTTGATTGATTGATTAGTTACAACTACTCCCATATCATTCACCTCCACTTCCTGTGTAGCTTAAATCATTCTGTTCAAAGTCGTTCTCCGCAGTATCATCCAAATTATCCGTATCATTATCAGCGTTATTATTTTTAGCACTTGTTTGACCTTGATAGACACTTTCAAACGTTTCTTGGTCAAGGTCTGGCATGCCGAGAATGTGACGCAGATAGTTTTGCAACTTCATGTCTCCTGCTATATTAAGACCCATAGCACGAAGTACAAGTGCAAGTTCCTTAAGAGACGGAGTTTGTATTTGACCAGGTACAATCTTAGGAAAGTCTGTAATGTTCGGAAAATAATTGTAGTTAAACAAGCCCGGAACAGCCTTGTTATTAAATACATCAGCAATATTCTGCAGCTGTGCTTGTAGAGCAGCAGCGAGCATAGATTGCTTAGTATCTGCCAAAGCGAAGGAACCTGCCTTATTGTTACCAATTAAGATAATATCTGAAAGCATGGTAATAGCAATTCTATTGTCATATCTGTCAATAGTTTCACCAATATTTATCTGTCTAGACGAGCCTGACGAAAGCAAGTCTAGTTCCCATCCGTATGGAAGCAAAATACCTTCTTCACTGTCCCTGCGCACAGATGATACAAGTTCCTCTGCTCTATTTCTTAGAGCAACCATTCTTTCATCCTCATCATTCCAAAGGTCCATGTCTTGTGGAGCCTTGAGTACAGGAAAACCTGCAAGGTCTCGCTCAATACCGATACCCTCAATTTCCTCAAAGTGCTTTTTGAAGAACCAAGGTCTGTAGGCATTACGCAGTAAAGATTTACCCTCAGGATTGTCTCTACTAATGCGTGTTCTAAACAGTAAACCCTTTGACATAGGTATAGATACAATCTTAAAATCGGGTTCAGCCATCTGCACAAAAGCTACAACGTCACCTTCGTCATTGAATGTCCATTCATGAAGAGACGTTTGTGCTCGTATAGGTAAGCGTCTCCATCCGATACGACCATCAGAGTACTTACTCTTGTATCTAGAGCTAGTCTCGTTGGGCCCTCGTCTAACTTTGTACACAATCTCATGAAAGCTGAAACCATACGTAAGCATAGACAAAATTTCAGAGATAGTGTTTGCCCAGGACATATCCATATCATCCATACAACTTTTAAGGAAATTAGCTGCTTCAACATCTGCTTCAGAGGTGCTAGCGGGCTCTACTGACCACGTAGTTCCCCTTATAAGCATTTCAGCTAAGTACAGAATAGCACCAATAACTGGGTCATTATCAGCCATTTCCTGATAAACTTTACCTGCATACGGCCAACGTAACTCTGGTATGAACTCTTCATAAACGTACGGGCCATATCGTCTAAGGCCTGTAGTACCTAATTGCTTAAAGTTTACAGGCTTTTTACCATTTTGCATTCTTATCACCTCCTAAATTTTGTCCAGTAAGAACCTCCAGATTTTTTAATTCCTGAAGGTGCTCTTGGTACTGTGGCTCCCCTGAAGTAGTTAAATGCACCAGAGAAACCATCTATTGTATCGTCATGTATTCCATATGGAAATAAATCAGCCTCATCAAGAAAAGGTAGAATGTTTCTACATCCTTGCACAATGTGTACATTACCTCTTTGAGCTGCCGCTGATGCTGTTCTAGCTCTTTCAACCTTAGAACCTGTAGAGGATACTCCAAGAAAGTCATATCCTTGCAGTACGTGCCTTGCATAATGGTCAGTAGTAATCTTACCAGAAGAACCTGGCTCTTCTTCCATACGTATTGCTACATCATATCCATCTGCCTGTGCTGTTTCACCTACAAGCTTCTCCAGGTCACCAGGCATTTTTTGCTCTCGTATAATGTCCTCAATCCAATACATACCCTGATAGTGCGCAAGCTTAAAACCAACTGTCCAGTCGGGTTCTCGCTTATTCTTACCTTTGCGCTTCTTAGGGTCTGTAGACGCCATATCCCAGTATCGCACTCTTCTAACAGCAGTAGGAACTTCAGACGCAGGCACTATAGTAAACCAATGCCTATTAAGCATATCACCAGATGCTTTGATTTCCCAGTTACCGTTTAATAGACGCTCACGTTCTATAGGGTCCAACTCTGCGAGTGACTCTTTGTAGGCTTCAGCATCAAGATACGGGTTATCATCAATACCCGCACCTATAAAAATACGCCCAGCATCTTTACCCTCAACAAAAAATCTTTGGTAGTAATACTCACCAAACTGTCCACCAGGGTTTGCTGTGGCTCTAAACCTTAAAGGTACCTGCAATGTCTTTGGCTTACGTAAACGTGAGAATAGATACCTGTAGTTAGCAGGGTCTATGTGCGTAACCTCATCCATTCCTATATACTGAAATTCAGCACCTTGGTAACGATAACAATCGTTAGCTGACTCAAGATAACCAAAGTTCAGTGTGGCACCTGAAGGAAAAACATACTGCTTTTCTTTTTCAGACCACTTAACTTCCTTACTTTCAACAAAAGGCATCAGCCATTGTTTAGACATATCTATCAATGCACCAGGCAAAGATAGGTCAGCGTATGTCTTACGAAAAAGTATAGCAGAGTAGCCTGGTATGTCTACATACTGTAACGCCGCCATAAGCTGTGCTACAGATTTGCCTCCACCCGCTGCTCCACCATACAAAATCTCTTTCGTATCATTCATAAGTAAGAAAGCTCGCTGTTTAGGAGTAGGGTCATAAGGGATGTACTTAGTCAGACGTGGCGTTAAAATTCCCTGCAGCTGTTGCAGGTCAATTCCATTCAAGTCTATACTCATGACCCATTACCTCCTTACTCTTTGTTATTCGGATTAAATCGGGTCCAAAGCTCGCTGAGCTTGCTCCAACCATACATAGCGATGAATGCTACGAAGAAGCCACAGATAATAGCTGCTACAACCCAGTACCACACAATAGCAATGGATGCGTACTGTGCATAAGCAAGAAATGCTACTACAGTAAGAACCATAGACAATGCAAGAACTACAATGTCAGTAGGTACCTTCTTCATAGCACCAATGCTTTTAACGACCTCAGTAATGACAGATACGATAAATGCCAAGGCACCGACCGCAACTACCAGCTGAGATAATGCTTCAGCAGTAATACTAATCATTCTTAACACCTCCTTCTACCTGTCGGATAATAGTGCGCCACTTAAATATTCTGTTAAGTCTCTCCTGACTAAAGAATGGCTGCTTCATAAACCAGTCTTTGAAGTCTTCAGCACCTTTAGAACTGTTACATGACTGGCATGCCGGTACGATGTTACTCTGAATAGTACGACCACCTTCACTAACCGGCTCAAGATGGTCACGGGTCATTCGCTGACCCTTACGTGGAGTGCATCCGCAATAAGCGCATTCTCCACCGAAGAAAATCAATGCTTCTTTCCACTCTTGATGAGTGAATTCTGGATTTTCCTCACCACGGCGTTTTTGTCCACCAATAAAGTCAGAGTGCTTCTTCTTTGTTCTGTTTTCTTTCCTACGGATATTGTAGCAGCACTTACAATCCTGTCTCCATTCAGGACGGCCTTTCTTATCTGTGCCATTACGAGGAAAGTCTGTAATAGGCTTTACCTCGCCACAAAATACACAGCGACGAAAGAGTTGACCGTGCTCCTTAAATGTCTCAGACGGATAAGTGCCGTACATCCTTGTGTTACGACTCTTGCCCATAATTCTCTACCTTTCTTTACTCATCATCCATTGTCACACTAGATGAGTTGCCGTCGGCATCTACAAGTGCGACTTCGGTTGTCTTGGTCTGGCGAACACCAATCTGTGTGATGTCACCAAGGGCCCCTGCCTTAAGGAGTATTCCGACTACCTCACTCAAGTCAGCTTGCTTTGTAGGACTCTTCTTGATGTCTGGGTTCTCTGTATCAACCATAGCATCGCGACGCATCTCTTCCTGAGCAATAGTGTCAGTACGAGCTTTGCGTTCCATGTCTGCTGCTAACTTAGCAAGGGAAGCAATCTCACCAGGCTTAAGCGACATCGGGTCAATCATGTCAATAGCGGTGCTGAGCTTCGAGCGCAACCTAGCCGCCATATCTACATGGTCCTTATTCATATCTAGGATTTCTTGCCTGCGCTGCAGTAGCGTGATGTCATCACAATACTTCATCCAAGCCTGCATACGCAACTGGAATGACCAACGCTGTGCAATCTTCTTGACAGAGTTGTAGGTAGTATTAAGCTGACGAGCTACATCGCCATACGTAGGCTTCTTTCCGGGATACGAGTCTCTATAAGCTGTCCAGACTGTGAACTCCCACTGTGTCTCGCCGGGCTGCTGTGACCAAAGGTCAATACCATTCTCCTTGGCATTCGCTATCCAATCATCCTGGTGTTGCCTATAGTAGGTCACTCGCGTATTCTCGGCATTCGCACAGTCAACGCAGAGGTGCTTGTCAATATGATGAGCAGGTTTGAATTGACCACATCTTGGACAATGCACCATAAGCTGAGGCATATCCTCGCCGCCGGGGCGCATAAGCTCCTGGTCTCCCATCATAAATCACCTCCCTAATTATATTATACGTTGTTTGGCTGCTGTGTATAGCTACAAGTGTTATCCAATAGTCAGCGAAATCGAGAGAAAGAGTAGATTTTCCTTAAAAAGGCCTTACGCGCAACACGTTCGTAATATATACCCTTATAAATCTCTTCGGGGATGCTCACGGGCTCGTTACAAGTACTAAGTACACGCTGCAGGTTAAATTTTACAGTATTAACGCGTATAATAAACAAATAACTATTTTCTTTCCAATTTATCTACAAATCTTCCAGGTTTTTGCCAGAAAAGGTCGCTTCTGTAGCTACACCTGACTTTCTGTAATCTTTGGACTGTCCCATTGTCGCAGTAACGAAGGCGACTACGTGGCGTCGGGTCGCTGGGTCTCATTTAGGCTGGAATGCTGTGGTTATGCTAGACTTTGTGCTTTCTTTATTTGTTTATTTTTGGTAAAGTTGACTTGTGCAAGCACCACCGCGCTAAGGCCCTGACAAAATGCACAGAAATCCGGCGCAATTTTTGGGCGGAATGCACAGAGCAAATGTTCTGCCAAATTGCATAGGAATTTGTCTAATTCTTTGTGCAACTTTTTTGAAAGAAACTATTTACAAATTCCAAAATCCATGATATAATAATTATAGAAAGTGAGTAATGAATAACTTCTAGATTTGAGAAAAAGAATTTGAAAAATATTTCAAAAAAGTATTTACAAATTCCAAAAAGTATGATATAATAAATATAGAAGTTAAGAAATGAAAACTTCAAAATAATTGAAAGTGAGGAAATCAAAATGACAGACATGACAAGAATTGAAGAGGTAGCAGAAAAGTTCAACAATGACCTGGAGGCAGTAGCGAAGGAACTTAAAAGGGTGCAGTCCCTCAAGTGCAGACTTAAAAAGCAGAAGGGCAAGAAGACCTATGAGGAGGAAATGACCGAGGCAGTAAAATATGAGCAGGTCTTAAAAGAGGTACGCCAGTTACTTGACCCTAAAGAAAAGCCTGTGACAATGTACACACAGGAGGACGTTGACCAGCTCGACTATGATGAAACCATAAAGGCCATCCGTTCCATCCAGTCAAAAAAGACATTGACCAAATGGTTGACCGATGTTGAGGGCGACAATGATGAGTATAGAAAAGCTTGCGAGATTGAAAAAATGCTCATCGAAAGAAGAGAATCTACAAAACCGGTTGATAATGAGTATGTTAGAAAAACCGATGTACAGACTATCATTGATACAATTGAGAGCTCAGGTAATTTGAGCCAGGAGAGAATTGTAGAAATGCTTAAGAGCTTGATGTAAGATTAAGGGGCCGGTCAGACCGGCCGGTCCCCTTCTAATAAGGAGGCACGATATGAAAAGGCTACTCAAAAACTTAAAGGACCTACAGAGGTTGGCTAAAAAGCAAGAGGCTATTGTAGATAAGGCCTCGAAGCAGATAGACAGATACACAGAAAAGATGTTAAAGAAAATGGAGAGTGCAAAATGAAAAAGGATGCGAGTGTGGCTTTCTTTCACGGTATGAGATTACAGGCCATCAAAGAGGAAATAGACTACAAAAAGACCTTGGTAGAATTGATTGAGCCAAGCGAGGATGAAAGAGCCGAAGATATTCTCAAAAGATTAAGAGAAGAACTTGAGGAGCATGAAAATGCTTTGAAGGAATGTGAGGCCGACTTAGAAAAAGCTGTTGCTGAATACAGACAGGAATAAATGAGAGACCTGGTCGAAAGACCAGGCCTTTTCTTTTGCTCATCGCCGCGGCCGCAGCCCAGCCACAGCCGGACGGTGCCAAGCTATCTACTAGCCAGTGGAACGTTCGTTCTGCTGCGTACGCAGCTCAGCCGTGGCCATGCCATAGGCGTGCCACGGCCGCTAAAACCCAGTCATGGCTTGACAAAGCCGCACAGCGGCCGCTAAAACCCAGCTTCAGCTTGATAACGGCGTGCCACGGCTGCTAAAACCCAGTCGCAGCTTGTCCGCACTGCCACTGCACTTTAAGGGTAAAGAAATGCACGGCAAGTAATTGCCGTGCAGCTTCTTGCTATTTTCTATTGTGAAACATTGCAAGCAGTTCGCTTACGTTCTGATTGAAGCGTGCCTCTTCGTCACATGGCGTACCATTCTTTTCATTGTCGTCGAAGAGGTCAGCTACAAATTCATATCCGCAATGCCATGCATCGCGCGGAAGAATATCCATTTCCAAAGTCTTGGCACATTCCGTATAGAATTCCTCAAATGTAGGTCTGCGTTTGATACCCGCGTTCATGTAACGTCTTTTGACGCGAGCGTAGTCCTCATACGCAATAAGGTTGACGATAGTCATTGCAGAGTTTTCATTGATAGTAAAGTTCATGCTTATATCCTCCATTCATTTTATTCAGTAACGCGGTTTACATAGAAAGCTGTGGTCATGACGCCTACCTTGCAATAGCAACTACTCAAGAAGTCGGTCGCCTGTTCAAATGTATCAAACGGTACTATCTGTCGGTCGCCATTTTCATCTGTATACACGGCAAGCCATTCATTGTGCCTATATCCGTATTCAAATCCAACAGTCATCATATTGATTAGCTCCTTTCTTTATTCTATAGATATTATATCATGTTCTTTCGCAGTTGTAAATAGGTTTTGGAAAAATATTCTATGACTGCATTGTCACGTCGTTCAGCCTCAGCTAGTCAGTGTGGGGCTATCTACTAGCCTGTGGACGGTCACAGTTTGGCAACGCCGCATCGCCGCGGCTAAAACCCAGTCTCAGCTTACCAAGTCGCGGCTGGCCGCTAAAACCCAGTCACAGCTTGACGGCCTCAGGCCACGGCGGCTAAAACCCAGCCGCAGCTTGACAATGCCGCGTCCGCACTATGTGCAGAAAAATACGGCGACTCATCGCCGCCGCATCCTCTTAGCCTTCAGTTGTCATGTAGTACTTTACATCTTCAATGGTTGTAAGTAAGTCACCAATGTCATCCGCATCCATCACTTCATTGTTACATTCATATGTTGACTGCAGACGATACAAGCAAGCTGCCAAAGTCTGCTGTAATGTTTTATGCTGCGGAATAACTTCAGTCACTTCTCGCTCACCATCTTCTGTTGGTACAGCCACATGATAGCCGTCTGTGTCAAAACAGTCACCGCACTCATCCTCAACGAATTGTCGTTCTAAGTCACTGATTTGCTGCTGGTACACTGGCAGCAACCATGCGAACGGAAGTGACTCAGTGTAACCCATGTACTTACAGTCTTTCTTCAAATACTCAAACAAACAGTATCTACACAGCTCGAAGTATTCGTTAGTAACTGTACAGTCATCAGACTCCTTGTAGTTCAGCGTTGCGACTGTAATCTTGTCGAAGTCGTCAATCTCAAGGTCACTCATGATGTGATTGACTGTAGTAATTGTACAGTACTCTTCACCGACGTTGACAAACACCGTTCTGTTTTCATCTGGAAGCCATACCTCAAATACACTTATCATGCAGTGACCACCAGTGTTTTCGTAGTTGTGGGAAATTACATTGTAATTCATATCCATACCTCACTTTCAAATTTGTTTTCTATCTTTCTTACAATTATATTATATCAAATTTCTTGCAGTTTGTTATCAGTTTCAGAAATATTTTTGGCGGCAACATCAAACACAGTTCAGCCTCAGCCGGGCGGCCGCCGGCTATCTACTAGTTTGCAGCCCGATGCAGCGTGAGCAATCCGTGCAGCCGCGGCCAGACTGTACTTTACCCCGACCGCTAAAACCCAGTTGCAGCTTGGCCGCGCGGGCCCGCACTGTTGCAGCCTCGACTCAACCATGCAACGCCACCACCGCTAAAACCCTAGCCAGACTTGGCAGCACTGCAGCCGCTAAAACCCTAGCTTGACCTGACTGTGCTCCGCTCCTTCGCCGCATCGCCCTGTGACAGGAGTCTATGCAGTAGTAACATCGTTTTTCTGAAACATATGTACAGCTGCAAGATTTCATTATATAATATATTCAGAGTTAAGAAATAAGTACTTAGTTCTAACAGTTATATCAAATTGAATAAAGACTGTACAGTGACTGCATTGAATTTACAAAACGTATGTACAGCCGCAAGAATATATGATATAATATGTATAGAGTTAAGGAAATGAAGCTTAACCAAATACGCAGGCCACTGCAAAGTGTGGCAACCGCGTGGATGACGCGGACAGAAAGGAGACTACTATGTCTATTAACGAAATGTTCAACGCAACTGAAAACAATGAAACTACTTCTAACGCAAGAAATCTTGCAGGTACTGCACAGCTTACAACTGTTGCAAATGAGCTTGTTGCTGATTGCATCAAGAAGCTGAATGACAATCTTGAAGAGTACCGTGAGGACTTCGAAGCTTCAAAGCATGACCACAACGCAATGGACGCACTGCTTGCGAAGTTGATTGACTACGACACTGTAGATGTTGAGTTCATCAAAGAGCTTGATGAAGCAACTGTCGACGGTATGTTGAAGAGTCAGCAGTCTAAGCGCTCTCGTGCAAAGAGTAAGGCCATGACAATGGATAACTACAAGAGTATGATGGCTGGTGCGGTTGCTGAGAACCTTATCAGAAAGGCGACTGGCAAGGTTAAGTCCGCGGGTGGTGCACGCCGCATGTCTGGTTCAGTAGATTTCACTGCTGAGCAGCTCGAAGAGCTTAAGGAAGACCAGGACAGACTTAAGAAAGAAATCCGCAACGTTCAGTCCAAGAAGTCTATCATGAAGTCAAAAGCAGACTTCAGCGAAGAGGACCCTCGTTGGCAGGCATTACTTGTAGCTGAGGAGCAGCTCAAGAGTATCAGAGTTTCTACAGGCCGTACACAGGTTGTGAAGGTTGATGAGACTAAAGATGCCTTGGCTGAGACACTTGCAGATGTAGACATCGAGCATCTCAAGGCTGCTGATAGCAAGGAGCTGCTTGCAAAGATTAAGGCAATGATTGGATAACATATAACTGAATACTCACTTTCAATTGAAGCCCAGTTGGTCTTGTCAGCCAGCTGGGTTTCGCTATGCCCTTTGGTGCAGCCTGGCTCAAGCGCCGCCTGGCCGGTACATCTACTAGCTTGTGGAAGTCAAGTTCTGCGTAAGCAAGTGGGCCTGGGCCACCGTGGTACGGGATTGGATTGGACCAGCTATAATCTACTAGCTTGTAGAACTGACGTCAGCTTCGGCCGTACGGAGGCCGGGATGCGGCGGTTAAAACCCCTGTCGGCCACGGTCAGTCAAGGTCGTGGCGGCGCTGCACAAAGTGGGTTC